GGACCAATATCAAGCGTCAACCTAAGCCCGCTACCGGCGCACAACCTCGAGGATAATTGAAATGACATTTTTTTACGACTTAAACAAAAAGCTGGACGAAATTCGTGAGACACCTAGCAAAACACATGGCCAGTTGAACGAACGCGACATGAGCCGTGCTGCCAAAGGCATAATGAAATACGGTAAAGATGGCATGCAGGCTTTGCGTGACGCAGAGGCAGAAGGCAAACCACTTGATCCTGTTAGAAAAAAATACAACAAGTATGACAACAAGTCTGTTGAAGAAGGCATGGGAGACATGGCCCGTAAAGTTGGCGGTATGGCCAAGAAAGTTGGCAGCGCGGCGCTAAACAAATTGGGCCATGGTGACGATGCTGAAATGATGCGTGACCTGCAACGTAAGATGGGTGTGCCACAAACAGGCAAGAAGCCAGAACAAAAAACAACCGAAGCTGCCAAATACCGTGACCCAAAGTACAAAGACAAATTGTACACAGTAGAACCACTAGACTACACCTACGGCCCTGACGCCGATGAGCTCTATTATAATCCAAAACCCGATGACTATGAAGGTAGAAAACGCAAAATAGGCGGTAGCGAATTTGACCACAACGATCCACTACGCAAGGGCTTTGGGCGCGGCGGCAGCGGCAGTCCTGTAGAAAAAGGACCAAGAAAAGGCTTGCCATTACGTAGTCAAATCTCCAGTCTCAAAGGCAGTATAAAAGCCGCACAAGGTACACATGCAGAACCCAATCTGCCAGAGGCCGGGGCGTCAATGACACCTAAGCAAAAGTCATTTGCCAAACTGGCTCCTCCAGCAGACAAGATTACATTTGCTGACAAAATTGCTGGCGCCAAAAAAGAAGTTGACGAAATGCTGGGTGATGTGGCAGCCGAAGCCATGCGCAGTGCATTGAGTCCCAAGCAAAAGAAAATGGCTGCATTGGGCGGCAACCCAAAAAGAATTGATGGTCCTGATCTTGCTGCGTTGCGCAAAGGTGCTGACATGGGCGAAGATGACGATAATAGTCCGTTCACAGCACACAAGCGTCCTCGTGTTGACGCTCCTAAAGTTGGCACAGTTGATCGTGGTCACAAGCATGACATTGAGCATACAGCTACAGGTCGTAAAGTAACTCGTAGAGTAGATGACCAAGGCCATTCAGTAGGCGCTGATGATGCGTCTGATGCTGAACCACAAAAACGTGGTCGTGGACGTCCATCAGGCACAGGCAGCAAGATGGGAGCCAAAGGACCATCAGGCAAGTCTAAACTGATGACTAAAGAAAACGACCGTGATCCAGCAGATCAAGGCGAATACGATCAAGAAGGCGAAATGGCCAAAGACAGCATTCAAACTGTTGTGCGTCATGCTCAAGCCTTAGAAAAGATCCTAGGTGACAACGACAACTTGCCAGAATGGGTGCAATCCAAGTTGGCCAAGATTGAAAGCATGATGACTGCTGTGGACGACTACATGCAGAATCAAGAAGGCGATGAAGAAATGGCCATGGGTGAAGAGTCAACCAACCGGCGTGACAACCGTGCTGAAAAAGCTGGTCGCAAAGTTACCAAAGACATCGAGTACGACGAAAAGAAAAAAGATGGAATCCATGGCAAAAAGCGTGGCTCATCAGATGAGAAGGCTGAGAAAGCCGGCAAGAAAGTTGCCAAAGACATTGAGTACGACGAGAAGAAAGACAAAAAAGAAGACAAGCCTAAGAAAGTCAAAGAACAAGGCGGTACTGATACTCCAACTGCGTCGAGCGGCTTTAGTTTTGGACAAGGCATTTACGACTCGATGAATCGTGAATTGGAAAAGATGATTGCTGAATCAATGAGCGTGAACATGAGCGACTCAACCGAAGGCGGCAAGAGCTTGACCATCACTGCCACAGACGAAGATGCACTTAAACTGGCTGGCCTGTTGAAAAATGCAGGGCTAGGCGGCGGTGAAGGCATGGGACAGGAAATGGGCCAAAGCGAAGAACCATGCGCAGATGTGCATGAAGCTCTGGACGAAAACAATCCAGACTGGCCTACAGACCAAGAAACCAGTGATGATGCACTACAATACTCTGGTGGCTTGAATGGTCCCAAGTCAACCGGTCAAACCACTATACCTGTGATTGCCAGCCAAGAAAACCGTCAGACAACATACGAAGAAGATGAAGCTCTTCGTAGAATGATGGAAATGGCCGGTGTTCAACAAGACAATCTCAAGCCATGGGAACGCACCATGAAAGAAGATGCGGAAGAAGATGTAGAAGATGCGGAAGAAGATGCGGATGATGCGGAAGAAAAACTTGACGAAAGTTTTGAAGAGATGTTGAGCCGCATGCGTGACATTGCTGGCATCCAAGAAGCCAAGAAGCCAGACTTTTTAGACATAGACAAAGACGGCGACAAAAAAGAACCAATGAAAAAAGCTGTTGCTGACAAAGAGAAAAAAGTCGAAGAAAGTATCTTTGCTTTGACCAATCAATGGACAGCCTACAAGGGGTAAAATAATGACACCATACAGTGAAATTGCAGCCGAACTGGCGCAACGCAAAGCCAATGAATATGTACCTCCGGCTATTCCTTCAGTGAGGCAACAACCTGTGGAAATTCCCGGAGTGATGTATCAAACTCGTGAACTATTTCAACCCGTGGTCAGTCAGCCCAACAAGGATAACAAATAATGGCCAATGTATATACTACCTTAAGCAATACTACTGTTTACACTGACAAACTTGAGATTAGCACTAGTACCGCCAATGCTTGGTTGCAGGTGTATGCTGTTGCATTAGGAACAGCCAACGCAGTTGGCAATTTGTATTCTGCACCAGTTAATATCCCAGCCAACACTGTGTATCAAACTTATTCTGGTGCCGGAAACAAAGTAACAGTGACATCCACTGCTCCGTTTACCGCAACAGAACTTGGCACAGCCAGTTCAGCCACCGCAGGCGTGATTGGTTATGGCAGTGCCTGATGAGAGCACTTGAGTTTATTACTGAAAATGGCGCTGGAAAGATTAGCAAACGCAATCAAAATGCCACTGTAGGTCTACATAAATTTCGAGACAAAAATCTTGCGGATCGTGTGTATGAACTCAATAGAATTATGATGGCAACCGCAGCCACTGACGGAACTTTTGTTCCTGAAATAGATAATGAAAGTTGGGCTGGCAGGTATGACGTTGCTGCACCTTACACAAAAGAAGAACACAACATGCTGTTGATGGCATATAAAGCTGCTGGATCTAATTTTAAAGATCTAAACAAAGGTGATTTACACAGCCAAGAACATCCAGGAGTGAACATCACCAGTCCAGTTACTGCTTTTAAAGGCTATCCACGATGAGAGCAAGAGAATTTCTTCGAGAGCAAGTTGCCAGTTTGCCACCTGAACAAGCAAATCCCATGCGTTACACTTATACCATTCCAGGATTGAGTGCTTCTGATCCTTATAACAACTATAGATTTGGTGTGGCTCTTGCACGAGCCAGAAGTGATGCCAGTACAGATGGCCTTAACGATCACATGCCCGACTGGCACTCTGAAACTGCATTTGGTGAACACGGTGTGGTAGCAGGAATGGGCCCAAACATTGCACAACTTATTGATCAGGCGTTGACCATGACCAACACCCCAGGTGGCAAGAAATTGGTGTCAACACCCGACAGTACAGAACCCGACTTTGTTGATAAAACAAGTCCTGTAAAAGCATTTAAAGGATACCCAAGGTAATGGCTGTAGCAGTGGCCTACACAGCGGCCAATGCTGATCTGCTTTGGAAAATGGGCTGGGAAGAACTCTCAAATTAAAATTATGAAAAAACTACTTCTACTCTTACTTGTATTACCTGTGCTGGCCCTAGCACAACCCAAACAACGACCTGGCGTTACCTATGACGCTGTGATCACCAGAGTAATCGACGGCGACACAGTGGGTATTGCTGCTACCTGGTTACCAGCACCACTTAAACCAGAACTCAGTATTCGAGTGTTTGGTGTGGACACCCCTGAAAAAGGACATCGTGCTCAGTGTGCTAGTGAAGCACAGCGCGGCGAAGCTGCTAGTGCATTTACCAAACAACTGATTGCTGCCAGTCAAAAGCGTCAAATTGTACTCATGGACTGGGACAAGTATGGCGGGCGTGTACTGGGAGATGTGCTGTTAAACGGTGTTAGCCTACGTCAGCAGTTGATTGCTAATGGTTTTGCACGTGAGTACTACGGCGAAGCCAAAACAAGTTGGTGCCAATTATACTCCTGTAAATACGGGATGAGCAATTTCTTTTGCGCAGCCCCTTGGCGTGGCTTGCATATCAATCCCAGAGGTGACGTTAAAACTTGCTGTGCTGGCAATCCCAACCTGCTGGGCAATCTCAATACACAAACAATTGAGCAGATCCTTAACTCAAATCTCATGACAGAGATACGCACCAGTTTGGCCCAAGGTGAACCGCACGAATACTGTTCTAACTGTGTGCGAGCCGAACGCTTTGGTGCAGATTCTGAACGCCAGTGGCACAACAATGTGAATCCCAACTTTGACTATGCCACTGCTGGTGATCAGTATCATTATCCTGTGATTGTGGATGTGCGATGGAATACCACATGTAACTTGAGTTGCAACTACTGTGGCGAGTCATGCAGTTCAAAATGGGCCAGCCTCAAAGGCGTTCCATTCAAGTCAGGTGCAAGACCTTATTATGATAGTGTATGCGACTTCATTGAACAGCACTATGAACACATACACGAAGTAGCACTTGTAGGTGGCGAGCCACTGTTGCTGCCAGAAAACAATAGACTGTTAGATGTCATTCCTAAAGATGCTATTGTTACACTGATCACAAACTTGAATGTGGACTTGGATTCAAACAAGATATTCCAAAAGTTATCAACACGCAATCGAGTAGGCTGGTCAATGAGCTTTGACAATGTAGGTGACCGCGTGGAATATGTGCGCCATGGTGCCAGCTGGGTGTTGATCAAAGAAAACTTGAGTAAGATCAAACATCTCATGACCACGCAAGGTCAATGGGGCGGTATACATGCAGTATACAACATTTACAATGCCACACGCATCTGTGAGTTAAGACAGTTTGCTGAAGATACAGGCACCACAGTGCTGTGGCAAAACTTGTTTCAACCTGAATACCTTGATCCATTCTTGCATGGTGCTGGTGTTGCGCGGGAAGCCATAGCAGAGATTGAACGTTTCTATGAGATGAATATTGCCACTCCTGCTGAACGCCAGTTCTTTGACAATGCGTTAGCCACCTATCGCAACAGATTGAGTGAGAGCAAAGTCAGTAAAATTGACACAGCATTCTTCAAGCACATACATGACAATGAAACTCGGTATCATCCAGATAAAGCTGGAGAGTTTGAACGTTTATGGCCGGAACTGGCATTCCTATGCAAATAACACCTGTTGACGAATATAACAATCTTTTTGAAGTAAAAGATATAGTGTCTCCAGAGCTTGTGGAAAAAGTGCTGACTACCTCATGGTTAGATTTGCCCTGGATACGACAAGAAGGACAAGAACATTGGTTACGTCGGCGTATTTTAACTGATAGTATCCCCTGGACTAGAGAGTGGGACGACCATATAAACACAATATGGTCTAAAGTAGGAGAAGTCATTGGAAGAAAATTAGAAGTATCATATGGTTCTACCTGGTGGCTGGACGAGCCAGGATTTACATGTTTGATGCACACTGATGGTGAGTTGTCTGGAGCCATGCAGCTGAATTGGATTGCTGCTCATGAGCAACTGGGAACTTGTTTTTATCACAATAAGAATGGAGCTCCAGTAAGAAAACAATTTTTATCCATACCAAACACTGGTTACATAATGTTAAATTTTCCTAGAAAAAACGAGTATACTCATTTACACTGGCATGCAATGTTAAGCGAAGTACCACCAGGAACTTTTAGACTAAGTAGCTATACCTTATTAGCGCCATTGATCTAATGATAACCAAAAGTCCTACGTTTTGTTCAGCACCCTGGACCAGTCTCAACATTGATCAAGCTGGTGAAACCAGTCCGTGTTTTCATTGTGTTGACATGATTGGTAACAACAAGAAAAACACCATTCAAGAGATCATACATGGTCCCAAAGTTACCAGTATGCGAGAAGCTATGGCTCGTGGCGAATGGCATCCTGGTTGTAGCTGGTGCAAACGCTTGGAAGAAACTACGGGCAGCAGTGGCAGAACAGTAAGACATGCAAGTGAAGAGACGTTGGCCGCAATTGATGCTGACATAGATTTTTTTAAGCTGGAACACTTGGTAGTTAATTGGAGTAATCTTTGCAATTTAACTTGCGTGTATTGTAACGATCAAACATCAACTGCTTGGCAAAGCGTGAAAAAAATTCCTATCAATCATGTCAAAAACGAACATGATGATTTAATTGAATTAGCCAAGACACAAGGCCACAACATACAAGGGCTCAGTCTTGGTGGCGGAGAACCATTGCTGCAAAAAGGGTTGGATGTATTTTTAAGTTATCTTAATCCTGCCACAGTATCAGTAATGGTCACAACCAATCTCAGCATGGAAATCACAACCAATCCTATCTATCAAATTCTCAAAACATGGCCTAAGGTAGAATGGATGGTTAGCTTTGACAATGCCAACAAAGAAAAGTTTGAATATGTAAGAGATCGAGCAAATTGGGAACAGTTTGTGAAAAATTTACGACAAATGAAACTGGATGGGCAGAACGTAAACGCACACCCAGCTTATTCAATTTACTGTGCATTTGATCTCATGGAGTACTATGATTTTTGTATTGCAGAAGAGTTAGGCATCTATTGGTGCGAACTCAATCATCCAATGGAACTAGACATACGAAGACATTCTCAAACATTACGAGACTTGGCTGTTGCAGAAATCAATCAAGTGATAGATAAGTATGGCGACAGAAGAAATTTAGCAATAGATGTTTTAAAAACTTATCGTAACACATTACAAGATAATAGTTATCTTAGAGACCAAACAAATTTTAAACCATCAAAAACGTTGGCATGGCACTTAGAAATAGAAAACACGTTGAAAAAAACAAACAAGTTTGTTGAGTTATGGCCAACACTAGCAAAGGAAATGCAATGAGAAAATTTGAAAATCCTCCTTGGCACCCAGGAGTAAACGACGCCGGCACTACATCAGAGTTTATGCCAACTGATACTAAAGAAAGTTTTGAAAAACTTTGCCAGGTATCTGAATACCGTGAATATTTTCGCCAGCAAGGATGGTTAGAACCAGGTGCTATCACATACAAATTTAACCGCTACGGATTTCGCAGTGATGAAATTGATGACCGTGATTGCATGATAGCACTGGGTTGCAGTTTTACTATTGGTATTGGATTGCCGCTTGAAAGCACCTGGCCACAAATAGTTGGCCGGCAGTTGGGACTTGTGCCGTATACTATGGCCTGGGGCGGAACATCAGCAGATACTTGTTTTAGACTGGCAGAATATTGGATCCCAAGGTTAAAACCCAAAGTAGTGTTTATGTTAGCCCCGCCGCCTAGTAGATTTGAATTGATAAGAGCAGCAGGTGTGCCTCCAGTTGAAAATTACATGCCGCAAAGTGAATCTAACAGTGCAAGTGAAATTGACAGTTTCTTAAAGCACTGGCACACCATGGATGAAAATTCTAGATTGAATCAGAAAAAAAATAAATTGGCAATTCGAGCTATGTGTGCTGAAGTTAATATTCCATTTTTTGTATACGATGCATTTGACCACATGGCCATGAGTAGAGAAGAAATTGGCTATGCAAGAGATCGCATGCATGGTGGTCCGGGCGGGCACCAACGCTTGGCGGAAAGGATGTTAGATGATTGGTCTAAAAAGTAATTTAGAAACAGTACTGGTCAAAGCACCACACAGGGTAGAGACTTACACTGAACAAGAACTCACAGAGTTTGCGCTGTGTGCTGATCCTGTGAACGGTCCTTTGTACTTTATGGATAACTTTTTCTTTATCCAGCATCCCACACGCGGCAAGATGTTGTATCACCCTTTTGACTATCAAAAGCGACTGATTGCTACCTATCACAATTACAGATATTCAATATCCTTAATGCCTCGACAGACAGGGAAGTCAACATCAGCTGCTGGGTACCTGTTGTGGTATGCTATGTTTGTGCCAGATTCTACCATTCTCATTGCCGCACACAAATACACCGGTGCACAAGAGATCATGCAGCGTATTAGATATGCTTATGAACTGTGCCCAAATCACATTCGAGCAGGTGCTACCAGTTACAACAAAGGCTCAATAGAGTTTGAAAACGGATCACGCATTGTGAGTCAAACCACAACAGAAACAACAGGCCGAGGTATGTCGATATCCTTGTTGTACGCTGACGAATTTGCATTTGTGCGCCCTACTATTGCCAAAGAGTTTTGGACTTCAATTTCGCCCACATTAGCCACTGGTGGTAAGGCAATTATCACAAGCACCCCCAACTCAGACGAGGATCAGTTTGCGTTTTTGTGGAAGGGTGCTAACAAGACAGAAGATGAACATGGCAACACTACGGAACTGGGTATTAATGGATTCCGTGCATTTAGATCATACTGGCGTGAACATCCTGAACGCGGGGATCAATGGGGTTCTGAACAACTGGCACAGCTAGGCGACGAGCGTTTTCGCAGAGAAATGGACTGCGAATTTGTCATTAACGACGAGACACTGATCAATCCTATCAAGCTCATGGACTTAGAGGGTGCAGAACCTGCTCGTAGATCAGGTCAGGTGCGTTGGTACAAAGACCCTGTAAAAGATGGCATGTATGTTGTGGCACTAGATCCTAGCTTAGGCACCGGTGGAGACCCTGCTGCCATACAGGTATTTGATGCTAGAACTACTGATCAAATTGCCGAGTGGCGCCACAACAAAACTGATATTCCCACACAGATACGGATTCTAGCAGATATTGTGAAAGAACTGCATGCTGTAGTCAAAGATGAAAAAAGCATTTACTACTCAGTGGAAAACAACACCATTGGCGAAGCCGCCTTAATCAGCATAGCAGAATACGGCGAAGATAACATTCCTGGCTACTTTCTTAGTGACAACTCTGTAACAGGCACAACAGGGCGCCGATTCCGCAAGGGTTTTAACACCACAAATAAAAGCAAAATTACAGCTTGCAACAAGTTCAAAATCCTAATAGAGTCTGGGCGTATGAAAATTAACTCAAGACCCTTGGTATCAGAACTAAAAACGTTTGTGGCCTTGGGCACCAGTTATGCTGCAAAACCAGGTGAAACTGACGACTTAGTAATGGCCAGTTTGTTGGCTGTGCGTATGCTGTTACTATTGCAAACCTATCATGCAGACCTAGATACACACCTAAAAGACCACGGAGATATGATTGTTGAGCCTATGCCGTTCATATCAATGATGCGATAAATAACACACTATGGCAATTGAAAATCTTTCTCAAGATCTGGCTGACTTGTTGGCCACTAAAAACTTTGAAGTAAAATACACAGACGGACAAGGTCAGGATTCTGCACCTGCAGAAGCCAAGACTTTTGCATTTGATTGGGTTGCCAGCTCGGGCAAAAACTATGGCACGGTGGTAATCGTACTAGGCGACGATAGCGATCTACAAATGTTTTTTGGCGACAATCTGGGGAAAACAATGGAAAATCCTCAAGACAAGCTAGATTGGCTTGGCAGCGAGCGGCATTTAGGGTTCCTAGAAGAAATATCACAATTTGCTACCAGTCATGGCTTGGGCACATTCAGTCCCAAAGACATCAATCAACTCAAGCATACCATGCAAGGCATGGCAGCCATCAAAGAAGGCTTATTTGAAGGCTATTATGGCACACGCAAGATCAGCTATGTGGGCGAGCAAACAGAAGCTCGATTGGTAATCAAACACAATCGAATGATTGGTGAAGATGACAAACGCTATCGCTATGTGGAAAGTTTGTTTATTGAAACTGTGGATGGTGAACGATTCAAACTGCCATTTGTGAAACTGTCAGGTGGCCGAGCCATGTTGGAGCATGTAAAACAAGGCGGCAGACCCTATGACATCCGTGGCCAACACATCAATGAGATTGTGACAGAAATGGCTGTGTTGAGTAGGTTTAACCGAGCCAGCCAACAGCGAGTGTTTGAAGGCATCACACAAGAACTAGTAGAAACAGTTCAGCACTACTATAGTGAATTGCGCGGAAATCTACAACACATGGCCACAGGTCGCGGATACAACCAATATTTTGAATCTTGGACACCGGCAGACATTGGAGATGAAACTGCCCTGGTAGAAGATCTCAAGACCATGTTTATTGAACAAACGCTAGATGCCAGAATTGAGGCTGCATTGCCCACACTGGCCAAAATACAACAACGAGGAAAAGCTATGAAAGAAGCACAAATTTTTGAAAACTGGGCAAACCAGATCATGGAAGGCACCTGGGCTTTGCCAGATACACCAGAAGCACAAGCCAAACTGGATGAACTCATGAGCCAAGAACTCATTGTTGGGCCAGATGCTACCAATGCCAAAGAACAACTGTATGATGTCATAGGCGATGATAAATTGTTTGACATTCTTGCTGACTTGGCTGAACAAGATCCTCGTGCTAACTGTTGGGATGACACTGATGTGCAGGCCAGATTGCAAGAACTTGGCATTCAGATGAACACCACACCTGATGCTGAACAACAACAGCCAGTGGCACCTGCTGCTGGTCAACAAGCACCAGGCACTGCTCCTGAACAAGGTATGGCAGAAGATCAGTTGGATGAATTGAGCCCCGGCACACTCAGCAACTATGTAAACCGAGCAGTCGATGATGTAGCTGATCGCAGTCATGGTACTGGATTTCAGAAAGGTGCTAGAGTTGCATTTAATGCAGTGGCCGGCGGACTTCCAAAATCAGGTAGATTTGAAAAAGATCCTAAGATTGCCAATCGCAAAGTTGGTATCAGCCGTGCTATAGGTAGAATGGAAGAAAACACAGAACTCAATGCCATGTTGAAATATGCTGGCGTGCCACTTCGAGAAAGTGTGCTCACAGACTCCACTGGTCACACCCTAGAACACATCTTGCAACGTTTCGGCAGAGAAGTTGCTGACTTTGAAAAGGGTGCTGATTTAGACAACGACTTGTTTGATGCACTGTATGACTACTACTTTGATGACATGCCTTATGGAGTGAAAAAAGCTCGCACTGGCGATCCACATGAATGGATATCACAACGCCTAGCAGACGACTTGGGCATTACGGAAAGCAACTCAGGTATGATCATGCCCGAAACAGATCCAATTGCCACAGTTGAAGCCATGCCAGAATTGAGCGCACCAGTCGTAGAAGGCACATGCAATGCAACCATGGAAGGTGAGTACTGCCCAGAACACGGCCTAGCCGAATGTGGCATGTATGAAATGGGCACAGTAGCCGGTAGTGTAGCACCAGTGATTGGCGAAGCACCACAAGACCCAATCAACTACAATGGTGCTATCACTGGTGCCTACTACGAAAGCAAATCTGATACTGCACTTCTGGCAAGAATAAAATCATTAGCTTTGCTCAGATGACATAAATACACTTGACACCAAGGCAAATAGCGCATATACTACATGGTGTATGCGCTTTTTTGTTTGTGCGTCACAGGCAACAAAGATCTAATTTTAGATAGGCAACACATAGGCAACTTTTTTAGGAGAAACAAACTATGGCATCTTTAGCAGAAATCCGAGCAAGACTACAGGCAGCTGACACAAAAGGCAACTCAAACCAAGGTGGAGGCGATCGAGCAATTTATCCACACTGGAACATGGAAGAAGGTCAATCGGCCACACTACGCTTCCTACCTGACGGTAACACAAAAAACACATTTTTCTGGGTCGAACGTGCAATGATCCGACTGCCATTCAATGGCGTCAAAGGAGAGATGGAATCAAAACAAGTATTCGTACAAGTACCCTGCGTGGAAATGTGGGGAGACGCTTGCCCGGTACTGGCAGAAGTTCGTACTTGGTTCAAGGACAAGAGCCTTGAAGACATGGGTCGTAAGTACTGGAAAAAACGTTCATACCTGTTCCAAGGTTTTGTGCGTGAGAATCCCATCTCCGAAGACAAGACCCCGGACAATCCCATCCGCAAGTTCATCATTGGACCTCAGTTGTTCACCCTAATCAAGGGTGCGTTGATGGATCCTGAGTTGGAAGAATTGCCAACTGACTTGATGCGTGGCCTGGACTTCCGTATCACCAAGACACAAAAAGGTGGCTTTGCTGACTACAACAGTTCCAAGTGGGCTAGAAAAGAGTCAGCACTTACAGAAGCTGAACAGGCTGCAATTGAAACTCACAGCTTGCATGACTTGAGCACATTCCTGCCCAAGCGCCCTGGCGATGTTGAGCTGAAGGTCATTAAAGAGATGTTTGAAGCATCAGTGGATGGACAGCCATACGACACTGAACGTTGGGGTCAATACTTCCGCCCAGCTGGCGTGGCTGCACCTGGTGGCGCCGCTGCCGGTGATGCTGAAGACACACCAGCACCTGCTGCCAAACCAGCACTGAAGGTTGCCGTTCCGGCAGCACCTGTTGCTGAAGATGCATTTGATGAAGAACCCGCAGCCCCAGCCGCACCAGTCACAGCGGCCAAGCCAAGTGGCAATGCTCAAGACATCTTGGCCATGATCCGCGCACGTCAAAACAAGCAGTAATCTCTGCATCAACACAAGGGGGCAACCTCTTGTGTTCTTCTATTTTTATAACAGGTGATACATGGGAAAACCATTTGATGTAAGTAAGTTTCGTAAGGAAATTACCAAATCAATCGACGGCCTATCGATTGGTTTTAATGATCCAACAGACTGGATCTCAACAGGCAACTACGCACTAAACTACCTAATCTCAGGAGACTTTAACCGTGGCATTCCGCTGGGCAAGGTAACTGTGTTTGCTGGTGACTCGGGTGCAGGTAAGAGTTATATTTGTTCAGGCAACATTGTGAAGAACGCACAAGAGCAAGGTATCTTTGTGGTGTTGATTGATTCAGAAAACGCACTGGATGAAGATTGGCTCAAAGCACTTGGTGTTGACACTAGTGATAGCAAATTACTCAAGTTGAGTATGGCCATGATTGATGATGTGGCTAAAACTATCTCCACATTCATGAGTGACTACAAGGCCCTGCCAGATGGCGAGCGTCCCAAGGTCATGTTTGTGATTGACTCCTTGGGCATGTTGTTGACGCCCACTGATGTGAACCAGTTTGATGCAGGCGAAATGAAGGGTGATCTAGGACGTAAACCCAAAGCTCTCACCGCCTTGGTGCGTAACTGTGTGAACATGTTTGGTAGTTACAACGTGGGATTGGTATGTACCAATCACACATACGCAAGCCAGGATATGTTTGACCCAGACGATAAAATTAGCGGCGGTCAAGGTTTCATTTACGCCTCATCAATTGTTGTGGCCATGAAGAAGATGAAACTGAAAGAGGACGAGGACGGCAACAAGATTACTGATGTCATGGGCATCCGTGCTGGTTGCAAAGTAATGAAAACACGCTATGCCAAACCTTTTGAAGGTGTGCAAGTTAAGATTCCTTACACAACAGGTATGAGCCCATACTCAGGTCTTACTGACTTGATTGAGAAAAAAGGCCTGCTCAAGAAAGAAGGCAACAGCCTGGTGTTCACCACAAGCCAAGGTGAAATCATCAAGAAGTTCCGCAAAGGATGGGAACGCAACGATGACAATTGTCTTGATACTGTGATGAAAGACTTCGGAAACATTAAGGAAGAGGTAAGTACCGGCGAGGAGGAAGCAGAATGAGTGAACATGTGGCAGCAGAAATTTGGAGTGAGCTCAAGCGATATGTAAACACAGTTGACCGCAATGAAGCAGCAGAAACTGTGGTTCAGATTCTAATGGATAATGATAGTGATGTGGAAGACATCCGTAACGCTTTCAAAGGCGATACAGATATCAAACGAGCACTTACAGCATATCTTGATAACGACAAAGACTACTCAGAAGACGAAGAAGACGAAGATCCTGAAGAAGAGGACCCCAACGAAGACGACTGGGAAAATTAATGTGGTATAGTCGAGTAGTTGCTAATCTTGATGCTATTCCAGATTTTATAGCACACTACGAGCGTGAAATAACTGACGCTAAAAAAGACTGCCGCATTGCTGGAATTGTTGAAAAAAACATCACAGCACTTCCTGGCATTACTGAGTTTAGATACAACCAGCTTCAAGAAATTGAAGCTGTGTTGAACTTTCTCAATATCCAACTGCGTAAGATCCGCAGAAAGCACTTCCAAAAGTATCTGGAAGGCTATGCTCGTGCGCTTACGTCACGTGATGCTGAAAAGTATGTAGATGGCGAAGATGAAGTGATTGATTATGAAACCATAATCAACGAAGTAGCATACCTACGTAATCGTTGGCTGGGTATCATGAAGGGCCTGGATACCAAACAGTGGCAAATGGGGCATGTTGTACGGCTAAGAACTGCTGGCATGGAAGACATCCAGGTGTAAATACCTGCATGAAAATTGTACTTGTAACCGGCGGCTTTGATCCGCTACACTCTGGACACATTGCTTATTTTAAAGCAGCCCGCACCTTGGGCGACATGCTGATTGTGGGGCTTAATTCAGACGAATGGCTCACACGCAAAAAAGGTCGGCCATTCATGCCATGGACAGAACGATTGTGTGTTATAAACAATCTTGCCATGGTAGACGAAGTGTACACATTTGACGATGCTGATGACTCGGCTAAAGAATTTATTAAACAAGTTCGAGCACACTACCCTGACGCAACGTTGGTATTTGCCAATGGTGGTGATCGTACTAACAAAAACATTCCCGAAATGGATGTGGTAGATGCCAATTTAGAATTTGTGTTTGGCATAGGTGGCGAAGACAAAAAGAATAGCAGTTCATGGATTCTCGAAGAGTGGAAAAAGCCCAAGACATCACGTGCCTGGGGGTACTATCGTGTGCTACACGAAGTTGGCACCAACACCAAACTTAAAGAACTTACTGTTGCCCCTAAGACCTGTCTAAGCATGCAACGACATGACAAACGATCAGAGTTTTGGTTTGTGGCCGAAGGTGAAGCCACTGTGTACACATTAGATTCCAGCACAGACCGAGATGTCAAAGATCACCTGACTGTGCATGAATCTACTTGGATCAATCGCAATGAATGGCACCAACTGTGTAACGAAACAGATCGCCCACTCAAACTAATTGAAATACAGTTTGGTGAAGATTGTGTGGAAGAGGACATTGAACGCAAATGAAACCAATTCCAATTTTTGTAGGATATGATCCACGCGAGGCCATTGCATATCATACCTGTGTAAATTCAATCATTCGCAACAGCAGCCAACCAGTGGCCATTGTGCCAGTGGCACTGAACTTGTTTCGAGACTATAGTGAAACACACACAGACGGCAGCAATCACTTTATCTACACACGATTCCTTGTGCCACATCTCATGCAATACGAAGGCTGGGCAATATTCATTGACGGCGACATGATTGTACGCGGAGATATTGCGGAACTTTGGGAACTGCGAGATTCTTACAAGGATGTTATGGTAGTCAAGCACGATTACAAAACACGTATGACCGAAAAGTATCTTGGCGCCAAGAACGAAGATTATCCACGCAAGAACTGGTCAAGTGTGATACTGTGGAATTGTAACAGTCATCCCAATAGAAAACTCACATCTGAATTTGTGCAAAAAGCTACGGGCGCTGAACTACATCGCTTTTCATGGTTACTTGATGAACGCATTGGTGAACTACCACCAGAATGGAATTGGTTGCCCGATGAATACGGGCCAAACCCCGACGCCAAGCTCTTGCATTATACCTTGGGCACTCCATGCTTTCACGAGTTTGCTGATACGCCACAAGGCAACGAGTGGCATCGAGAACGCATGCTCACTGATTATTGTCAACAAAGGTTGCCAGAATGACAGATTGGGAACAAGAAGACGAATCAACATATATTCTGCCACCGCTGTCTGATCCACATGTGTTAGATCAAACAGTCCCTGAGATTCAAGAAATATTTAAAAACATATTGAAATATCGTGTGGACCCCGAGGGTGTGTATTATGGTATTACTCTAGAAAAGTTGCAACAACAATTGGCGGCTGTACCAGTCAATCAGATTGTGGCACTGGATAGTGAATACAGATACGAAAGAAAAGGTCACATGTACGATCCACTATTGCAAAGTTTTGTCCAAGGCACAGGTGGACAAATTTCAACCTGGGAAAAAGAACAAAACAACAAGACTCCGGCAGTGTTGCGTGGTATTACCAAGCGCAAACAAATGGAAGGGTGCCGCACCGCAGGTAGAGATTTTTATTACATGGATACAGGATACTTTGGCAACGGCAAACGCAAACTGTATCACAGGATTACCAAAAACGATGTGCAAAATTTTGGTCCTATTATAGATAGACCTGGTGACAGATTGGCACGCACCGGAGTCGGCCTAACAAAATTTAGACCAGGAACCAACGTCTTGTTGGCACCGCCCAGTCAAAAACTTTTAAACCTATATGATATCAATCTTGAAGAATGGTTGCAACAAACACAAGATGAAATAAAAAAACATACTGATCGTCCAATCGTGGTTCGTCTCAAGCAAGGACGATCAACTAGGGTAAATGACGATACCATGGAAATGGCTCTAGCACAAGATGTGCATTGTTTGGTCACATTTTCCAGCATTGCAGCAGGCGAGGCGTTGTTGCTGGGCAAACCAGCCATCACACTAGGACCTAATGCAGCCGCTGCATTATGCAGTCAATCATTATCAGAAATTGAAAATCCAAAAATACCCACACTGGACGAAGTTGCAGCCTGGGCAAGACATATTGCCTATTGCCAGTTTACTGAAGTAGAAATGCGTGACGGCACTGCCTGGCGGATTCTAAATGACCATTGATGCAGTAGTATACATTAGTTCTGTTGCCAATCCTCGCAAACATTCAAGGAAAATTGAATGCTTGGAAAGTTTTGCTGCCGGAGTTAAAAACTCAGGCGGCAATGTGGTAGTAGAGTGGGATCACAAATACACACCCAGTAGATTGGCTGTGATGTTGGGATGGGCAACCACCAATACTGGCGGTCCAAATATAGCCTTACGTAAACAAATCATTGCTGAACAGCAACGTCAAGGGTTGAAAACAATGTGCATTGATGCCAGTTGTTGGAAATATCTGGATGATCAAGGAACTTATTTGAGATACAGCATCGGCGGCCCATTTTATGATCGTGCAGAGTATGCCAATGGTAATAGTGATGCTACCAAGTGGAATGAAATTCGTAACACTATCAATGTGCCACTGATTGAAGCGCCAGTTGTCAAACCCAATGGCCATGTATTGATCTGCATGCAGAGAGACGGCGGATTTGCAATGAAAACATTGGATCCCATTCGATGGCTAGAAAACAAAATTACGCTGATCAAAGAATATACCAAACGGCCAATAGTGGTAAGACCACATCCAGGCGCTTATCGTTTGCAAGACTTTAGAAAGTTTCGAAATATACCTAGAGTAACAGTGGTAGATCCAACAAAAAGTTCGTTGTTGCAAGATTTACAAAATGCTCATGCTGCTGTGTTTTTTAACAGTTCAGCCAGTGTGGCTGCTGTGTGTGCTAACATTCCAGTGTTTGTTGACGATCAGAGCTGTGTGAGTTGGTCAGTAGCCAATAAGAACATTGCCAACCTAGAGTCTCCGCAGGCCTTTGATAGATCACAATGGCTCAATGATCTTGCGGCAGCACACTGGTCGGATGCAGATGGCCGTGCAGGACTAATCTATCAAAAGTTTTTACCGTATCTGCGTTAGAGTTTTGTAACAACAACGTCATAGTTTTGGCCAACAATGCCGGGCCATTTATGACTTTTGTCAACAACAATAACATGTTCGTGAACAATGCTTACCTGCATGTTAGACAATATCTTAGTGCGCCACCAATCAGGAGACTCAATGATAAGGTGTGCATTACGACCGTCGGGCAAATGTTTTTTTGCTGGGTAGCAGGCAATTCTAAACCATCCACAACGCAATATTTTGCTGCTGATCAATTGTAGTGTAGCATCTAAATGTTCTGGCTCAATGTGTTCAAATACGTCACCGCTGATCACTGCATCAAAAGATCGTTTCGGCATACGATTATGTTCGGGATTGCCTGGATCGTACCCTTCTACCTGCATGGTTGGGTATGCTTCTTTTAATGCGGCCATCAACCCCCCATGCCCGCATCCGTAGTCTAGCACACTTGTAGGCTGGTATTGTTTTAAAAATGGATTTAGGGATTTTAATAATTTGCCACCACGAACAAATTGTCCTTTGCTGTGCATTTCAGACAATTGTGCTTGATAGTCAAGATTAATTATGGTCATCTGTGGTTTACCTCTACGTATTTGTATTTGCTTTCAAAGGTGTCTGGCACATCTTTCCATGTGCCATTCAATTGATCATCCATCCATTCAGGATAGCGTAAGCGGTCTTTCCACCACCAAAACAAATCACTACCCTTCCAGTCTGTAAAGTAACTGCGGAAGAACTCTCTAGTTCTAGGTAGTTTGAAGTATTCAGGATTATACATGGTCTTTTTGCCTTTGGCTTCTCGTTGAAAGTTTAGCCCAACAAAACAAAACTTTGTTGCATAGTTTTCTAACAAATCACGTACCCACGGCATGTCATCATCTGGTATGCTGTTTAGCACTTGTGTGCAGATAACACCATCAAACTTTGTACCAACTGGCGGCAACGTAGAGTGCTCAGGAACACACGGGTCATATTTGTAAACAGTAACACCCAGGTACTCATTAAATGTTTGCCAATTATCTTCGCCTGCGTAAGGCAACGGCTCTTTGTACTGTAATCCTTTGCCGCAACCATAATCCAAGATAGTTTTGGCACGGTATCGAACAACCAAATCTTTGATTTTCATTTGATACTTGACTACATCGTAGCCAGCCCAGCTTTTGTTGTTTTTTTGGAACTCTGCGCCTTGCTGAACTGACTCTAAGTAATACGGACTCATAACAACTTTATTTCCACAGTGGCTCGTTTTTTGCCACCTGCGTTACTTACAACATTTACAACTTCAAATCCATCCACCCCAATGTAGTTTGTGGCTGTGCCCTTGCATCTAATGTCTAAAATAATTCTAGTGTTTTCATGTGAATGTTTCTTCATCAACTCTATGTAAGTTTTTACAGGATAGTGATGTCCACAACTGAGCCATGACGTAATAACATCAAACTTAACATCACTGGGGATGTTGATGTTGTTTGCATCAATCAGTTGATAGTTCTTTGTGCCAAGTTCTTGTAGTTTTGAATTTAAAAAATCAAATGTGTGATAAAATTTTAATTGGTTGGGATCTGTATTCCAGTTGCCGTAACTGGCAGTTTCAGATTTGGTAGCATTGGTGCTGGCATCTCCATCCAACAACCAAAGCTCTGTACCGTATTTTTCATTAAACCAGCGGCTTTGCCAAGCAAAGCCACATCCAATGTCCAGCAATCGCCCAACGGGTTGATTGAGATAAGCATCCACTATCTCAAAACTTGCTCGGTGTTTGGCAATATATCTATCCTTGGTCCATTTAACAGCCCAGGCTGCAGAATCCTCGGCACCCTTATCAGGGTTTTCAATTGTGTTTAGTTCCATCCCATAATCCAATCATCTCTAATTTGATCTAGCTTGATCATGCCCCATGATTCTAGCAACTCTATGGCAGCAAATTGTCCATAGTCTTTGCTGTAGGCATCATGTGGCTTTTGTTCTATCACCATGATAGGCCTACAACGTTTTACAGTTTGTTCTGCACCTTGCAACACACGATATTCATAGCCTTCGCAGTCTATCTTTATATAGTCTACATCTTCCATGTTTAGGTTATCAAGTTTTACCACTTGCACATCGCCAGTACCTAATGTGGCTGGATCCAAGTGACTGTGACCACTGTTGCCTTCTGTAATGATCATGGTGGCTTGAGTATCGTGATCGCCCAGGGCCAGTGGACTGATAAAAAAGTTAGCACCTGTCACGTTCTTTTCCAAGCATTCTCTAAAGATAGCCACAGGCTCAAACGCAACGACCTTGGCAAAATTATCTACTAGGTCTCGACTCCATAATCCCACATTGGCACCAATGTCTAGTGCAGTTCTGCGTTTGGCGCACAGCCCAATACTGCGGCGGCGTACAGCAATTTGGTATTCTGGTGGTAGTCCTTTGTCAACGCTTTTCTTTAGCATCTTGGGAAAGTGTGTTTCAAAGTTGGGAAAGTACCAACCATAATGTTCATGCATAACTTAACTCCTTGTTTTTGTCTAATATCCTTGCGGCTGTGCCATCTCTAAGTTCTCGATTGTGGAATTGACCATAAGCCAGATGACACGCCCATGCACGCACTAGATCCAAATCTGGAAACCAAGGATCTTCAATTTTAGCAAGATCTCTGTTGGCAACCGGATCTGCTGCATTGCTTGGAGCACAAACAAACGCCGGTACTCCTCCCAACACTGATTCTGTGGCTGCAATACTATTATATACAATTACAGCATGTGCATCTTTTAACAAACTGGTAAATGGTACAGCTTCTCTGACCTGTCGATTTTTATTTCGTTCACGTACCACAATAGGTCTATCTGTGTGTTGTTTAACTGTTGCCAAAGTTTCATCTAACCATTGTTGAGCTGTGGTACCATACACAATACAAGGTTTATCTTCAGGCATCACAATCACAATGTTGCGACCTGTGTGACGAGGATTGATGTTGATGTTAAACTGTTTCCATCTATCATCAGGGCGTGAAATAATTTTTCCGTGTTGCAAATTGTTGTCCACTATTCGATGCCACATTTTTACACCATGTGGATTTCGAAAATTTGCTCTGTTACCAAAGTATCCTGTATCCATATATCTAAACGGTCTGTTATCTTCCCAGCAGCGTTTGAATATCTTGTGTTTCATAATACCGCGCAACACAATAGGATCATTGCTGTCATCATAGTTCCACGTTTCCAACTGAGTAGTGCTACGTTGACTGCCATGTGCAAACATTTCTATGTATTGGTCTTCGTTATTTTTGTTAAGGTAGATCCAGTTCATTGCCAATATGCCTCTGTTCTTGGGACTTTTAGGTCACTAGCAGGACTGCGTCCTGTGGTCTTGCGCTTGCCTTTGAGATGATCTAGCCAGGCGCCCCACTCTGAGTTAATGAGTGGATGACCTTCGCCTGTGATCAAGTGACTTGACCAATCAAGTTCTATCAGTGGCAAGTGACTTCTTACTGCATCAAACACAAACGAGTCGTGCCATTCTGCCAATGTAAAAATACCTTGCTCTGCATTGTTGTAGTATTGTTGAAACTGCGTTAAAAAATCTCTTGTGCGGAGGCTTTTAAGATTCATAGCATACAGTCCGCACTCGCTGAATTTTCCACGCCGACCTAAGAAACAAAGGTCCACAGCATCTGGACATAATCTTGCCAAATCAGCATGAGTGATTGCACTATGACACACTGTGTCTGCATCCATCCAAATCAGCCAATCAGTCTGTGTGTTTTTTGCACAATGGAAAATGCTGTAGACCTTGTGAGCAAATCTCACAGCGTCCCACTTAAATCCTTTTCCTGAATCCTTACGTTTTGATCTAACAGGATCTGCACTGACATCTCCATTGGCTTTGGGCACACCCAGCCATTGTTGTTTGAATGCAGTGAGTTCAGTGACTACATCAATATCACGTGTTTCAAGGTTGGGTGCTGTTTCATTTATCATGCACCCTTCTGCATACACAACCAGATCAACTGGCCAGTTTTGCAAAAATGTTTGTATCATGCGCTGGCCGTACTTTGCGTAACCGTCCGCATTAAACGTGGTAATTACAGTGTATTTCATCTCACATACTTATGATCAATAACATAGCCTATTTTCCTTCTCAATGTGCCCAAAACAGTAGGCCTGTTATGTCAGCTGTCTTGGATCTTTTGCAATCATGTGGTATACAAACACAAGAAAATTCAATGACTGCTGATGCGGCTGTGATTTGGTCAGTGCTTTGGGCAGGACGTATGGCACCAAATCAAGCAGTATACGAACACTATCGCAGTCAAAACAAACCAGTAATTGTTTTGGAAATTGGTGCGCTGTATCGTGGGCAAACTTGGAAGATAGCAGTAAACAATATCACAAGAGATGGATACTACGGACACGAAGAAAATTTAGATTGGGACCGACCACGCACACTGAATGTCAGCCAGGCCATAACTTTTAACTCCAGTCCCAATGTGGTTATTGCTGCCCAACATGCTCGTAGTTTACAAGTCGCTGGTATGGACATGACACAATGGGTATTAGATCAAATTAAATTGGTAAGACAGCACACTGATCGGCCCATCAGTATACGCCCACATCCACGCAATCGACTGAACTTGAGTCAGTTGCCACCTGATGTCACAGTGGAACAACCTCGTCCAGTTGCTGGCACCTATGACAGCTTTGACATGCGTTTTAACTATCATGCAGTGGTCAACCACAATTCAGGACCTGGTGTGCAGGCAGCTATTGCAGGATGTAGACCCATTGTGCATGGGAGCAGTTTGGCAGCCCCTGTAGGCATGAGCCTGGTCAACATAGAAAAGTCTTACGATATCAATCGAGATCAGTGGCTGGTAGAGATCTGCCACACTGAGTACACACTTACTGAAATACGCACAGGAACATGGCTAAAAAGAATAGAACCCGCACTGATCAAGTGACTGATTGCGCCTGTGTAATACACAGCTCGGGCTACGATTGGATTTACGTTGAACGATTGCATAACATGCTGAATCGTTGGATGCCTGGCGGTGCAAGGTTACATGTTTTTACAGAGCATGATAGGTCAGTGCCGCCACACATGGTAAAACATGTGCTGGAAGATTGGCCAGGAATTGCTGGACCCAAAAAGTCTTGGTGGTACAAGATACAGATGTTTAATCCTGCGCACCACCTGGACAATTTTTTGTACTTTGATTTAGACTGTGTGATTGTTGCAGACCTGACGTGGATAACCCAACTGCACACTGATTACTTTTGGACTCTCAAAGATTTTAGATACCTACAGCGTCCTTCATGGAACAGCATGAACAGCAGTGTGATGTGGTGGAATGTTTCTAAGTTTTCTTGGGTGTGGGACGAGTTCAATCGGCAAGGGCATGACGCTGTGATTCGTCGCTGGCAAGGTGACCAAGACTTTATTAATGCCACCATTGATCACAACAAAAAAAGATATTTTGATGTAAAACGTTTTCAAAGCTGGCGCTGGCAGGCCTGGGACGGAGGTATGAATTTTCAATTGAGAAAACAAAACACTCCAGGGTCTGGCACACACATTGATCCAGACGCATGTGCATTGGTATTTCACGGCCAGCCCAAACCACATCAAATTCAAGATCCCATAATAGAAAATTTTTGGAAATGAAACCTCAACTACCATTTTTAGAACTCATGTTGAGTTCAGTTTGTAACCTTGTGTGCCAGGGGTGCAGTACATACAGTGACATACCCAGTCGTGGATACACACCTTGGTCTGAAATTCGATCTTGGCTGGAACAATGGCAACAAAAGTTTGATATTGAAGACATAGGACCTATGGGCGGCGAACCGTTGATATATCCTGACATCATGCAGTTGCTTCGGGACGTAAGATCTATGTTTCCCAACAGCAAGATACGTTTTCCTACCAATGGGTTGTTGTTGCACAAACACTGGGATGTGGTTGATTGGTTGTATCAAGATGGTAATGCCACACTAAAAATCACAGCGCACCTAGATCATCCTGAACTTGAAACCAGCATCGAACGAGTATGGTCTGCGTATGATTGGCAACCAGTGCATGAATACGGTATAGATCGTTGGCGTACTGAAACAGGATTGAGATTTCAGATCAACCGACCAGAAATTTTCACACAAACATTCCATGGCACATACGAAACTGCACGGCCCTGGAATTCTGATCCCTTGTCAGCTTTTGCCAACTGTCATCAAACCACTTGTCCGTTGTTGTATCACGGAAGAATATACAAATGCAGTACCAGTGCCCTATTGCCGGATGCACTGGCTCGCTATGGTTCACCTAATAAAGACCAATGGGATCAATATTTTAACAACAACACAAACGGCAGTGTGGGATTAGAAAGCAGTGCAGAAGATATTCAACAGTTTGCCGATAACTTTGGGCAACCACATATGATCTGTCGTCAGTGCCCTACCAGCCAGGACGACTGCTATGTGCCACATTCACGATTGGTAAAATTTAGATGACTGAAGATTTCAACCACTTTCAAATGAATAGATTGATCAACCGGTACTTGCAGTTGCCGGATGACAATCAACTGCCACTGTCATTGGTGTATGTGCATGTGGGTTCAGACTACTGGGAAAGTCAGTATGAATTTGTTAAAAATTTTGTAGAAGTACCATTGGATCACTATATGGTAGTGCATGTGAGATTTGAAGGTTTGAGTTTTTCTGCTAGTGGACTAAGAAACTGTATTGAACAATTGATCGCACAACAAGGACGAGACAACTCAAAGATTTTTGTGTTTACTCCAAATAACATGACACAAGATCATCCCTGGGTCAATTTGTTTTACAATGGATTTAGTGCAATAACTGATGAGATATACCGTGCTCAAGAATACCTTGTGCCATCTGTGGAACTAGATCTTGAAAATTTAAAAACTTGGGCATTGTTTGTGGGTCGTAAAACCACTGTGAGAATGTTGGGTCTATGGCACATGACTCACATGCCTGAAACAAAAGATGATTGCATAGTAAGCCTCATGCAAGAAACAGAACCAGCTCATCGTCCAAACTGGCTACGCCTTGAACGATACTATGATCACATAGGTCGTTGGAAACAACCAGATATTGTGCCAGATCTAGATGCGGTGCTTGATTGGATGAAACAACCTCCGATAAACAGCGTTGATGGTGTGTATGTGGGCGATCAATATATCAAACATGTTGCTGGCGAAAATCGCAATGCAACATTGGTTGATAGTGTGCTGAGTTTTAGAAATCAATATCTGTTTGAAATAACTTTTGAAACCATGACCGAAGGATTTACCTTTACGCCCAGTGAAAAAACTGTGCGCACCTTGGTAGCTGAAAAACCTCAGTTTGTGTATGCTGCTCCAGGATTTCTTAAAGGCATGCAACATCTTGGATTTCAAACGTTTAACACACTATGGGACGAAAGTTATGACAATTTAAGCGGCCCAGACCGGTTTAGTGCTATGTTTTCCACAATTAAAAGTGTGGCTAAGCTGTCAACGGCGCAAAAACTAGAATTGTATCAAAATTCCCAAGTTATCTGCCAACACAACAAACAGGTACTTGTTGATTGGATTAAGAAAATAAATAAACAATAACAGTAGGAGAAAGCAAATGGAAATGACGTTCAAATGCCATGCACGAAAGACTTCAAAAATTTCAAATTTACGGCCGGCCGAAGTAACAATCACCGTAGAAAATCCAGCGTTTGAGCATGTGTCAACGTATAATAAAACAGTGTCGCCGACAATAAATTGGGTAGCTGGATCCACCACGGATGACAGTGTAGATGTTACTATAGATCTTCCAGGAAGTTATTTTGGTACCTTGCTAAAATTTACCATAACAGTAGCCAATAATGACCTATTGATATGCGGGTACGACCCTGGTAATTTTCAGATTGTAAGCAATCCATTATGGAATGGAGAACTTGGTCCTTACGACATAACAGGGCATACAGGCGGTGGCGGTACTATGGGCACCGGGAGTTTGGCTATCTTAGATGGGCAGACTGTGACGTTTGATGTTGATTGGAGTTTTGTACCGTTTGAACCAACAGCGGGTTAATTTTAAAAAGGATAACCTCGACTTTGTTTGGGAGTGTATCCAGGCTCATATACCGGAACAAAACTACAGACTGCTGTGCCTGTAGGAATGCTCATTTCACAGTTGCGCATGATCAACACAGTTTCTAAGTTATAGTAATTGTAGTTGGGATCCATTTCTTCCTCCCACCCCCACAAACTTGACGAATGATTGGCTTCTACGTAACCTGAAAAGTTGTGCCAATCTCTGCTCCAGGCCAATGGATAATCATTCACCATCATGCGCCAGCCCGATGCCATTTTGGCACGCCACGGCCAAGCAACAATTCTGGGTTGACCCCATACATATTCATCATTGTTTTTTTCAGCCCAACAACTGCCGTGCAACATTTCTTGCAACAACCAACCGTATCTCCAGTGTTTGGTTGCACTGGCTGGAAAAAAGTTATCCATGTCAGCAGTTAACGGCAAGGTATACCCTAATTGACTAATGCCACGTAATCCCAAACACATTCTGGCCGTGTGGTTGGCATGATCACCAGATTCTGGCAAGTAACTTCGTATGTCGCCTTTAAGATTGCGCCACCATTCTGGAAAGAATTTACTGCATGACATTGGTTCTGGACAGTTACTGGCCTGCTCGGCCCGCTCCCAAGTTAAGTATTCGTTGACTATAATTTCCATACATTTATGTAGTACTTTTGTATGAGTTGACAAATTAATCAAAGTTTGCTATAATTTAGGCTATGTTATATTTTGCTTATGGAATGAATACCAATCGTGAGGGCATGGCTTCTCGCTGTCGTGGCGCACTGAGCCTGGGCCATGCACGCCTGATTGATCATGCCTTCCGATTTGCTATTCATGCTGACGTAGTGCCTTGCCAGGGCTCCTATGTGGATGGGGTGCTGTGGCGCATTGATCAGTATCACTTGAACAGCCTAGACAACCTGGAAGGCTTTCCATGGTACTATAATCGCGGGCAATTTGCAGTGGAACACCGGGGCGGAGTGGTTGTTGCAGAATGCTACTTCATGCAACCCGGCAACCAGGACAGCCTGCCCAACCAAAGCTATCTTGACATGGTGGTGCAGGGCTACGAGCAACATGACGTGCCTACAGACCAGGTATTTAATTGTGTATACGATAGTACTACATAACCCGCCAATTTGGCGGGGATTGACCAATAATTCTCGATCTGCTATAATACACACATAGACAGCAAAAAGGAGCCAAAATGCAAATAGCCACAGCAATCAAACACTTACAAAAAGAAGCAGAGTTTCAAGGTATGGGCCTGTTAGAAACCCTTCAAGACATCAAACAACATGGTCGCATGCTCTACAGCGAGAGCACAATGGAAGCATTTGTTGTTTTTATGCAACAAGGCCAATCGTTGTTTGCGCCGGTTGACGAATAAATGCCAATTTGCTATAATACACACATAGACAGCAAAGTTTAACCGCACACTAAGGAGCCAACCATGAGTGCAATTCGTATCGTTCGCGGCATTTACCGCAACAAAGCCGTTCAAAACCAAGTGTTTAATTTGGTGAGCGGGTTCCAAACTGGTGCTAAGGGTGGCTATGTCACCGTGCAAAATGATGGTACCTTTCCCAACTGCCCTGATAGCATCCGTATCAAGGTAGACAACATTTCAGACATTGAGTATACTTCAGGAGAAACCGTGCAAGAAAATACCGTAAAGTTCAAGCCCACTGTGGTGGCAGAGACCGACGAGCAAGCCATGGATCGTATCCGTGAGCGTTTTGACATCCTGCATGAGATGACAAAGGCCTGTGTAAGTGGCGACATCCGTGCTATGATTGTGAGCGGCCCTCCAGGTGTGGGCAAGAGCTACGGTGTGGAGCAAGAAATTGACAAGGCCTGTTTGTTTGACAAGCTGGCCAGCAAACGCCTTAAGGCCGAGGTTGTTAAGGGCTCAGCCAGTCCCATTGGCCTGTACAAAACTCTGTACAAGTATTCAGATGCCAATTGTGTGTTGGTGTTTGACGACTGTGACTCAATCTTGTTGGATGACGTTGCTCTTAACTTGCTGAAAGGTGCCTTGGACTCCGGCAAGAAGCGTAAGATTTCCTGGTTGAGCGAAAGCCGTGTGTTGAGCCATGAGGGCATTCCAGACAGCTTCGAGTTCAAGGGTTCGGTAATTTTTATTACCAACTTGAAGTTTGACACCATGCGTTCGCAGAAATTGCGGGACCACTTGGATGCACTGCAAAGCCGATGCCACTACTTGGACTTGACCCTGGACACCATGCGTGACAAGGTCCTGCGTATCAAGCAGATTGCCAAAGACGGCATATTGTTTGCAGACTACGATTTTGAAGAGTGTGTGCATGACGACATTATCAACTTTATGGACGAGAATCAGAATCGTCTGCGTGAGATGAGTCTGCGTATGGCTCTTAAGATTGCAGACTTGCGCAAGATGTCAGTGTTGAACTGGAAGCGCCTGGCAGAGACCACTGTAATGAAACCCGCAGGAGCCTAACATGTATGAAATATGGGATGGCGACTTGTACTTGTACTCGGTGGATACCGAGTACGAAGCGGATGAACAGCGTGAGGCTGGCTTCACAGTTAAATGTTTAGAGTATTACGGAGCGTGACATGGAAAAATTTGCAGTTTTTGTCGGTACAGTTGTGCTTGCTATTGCAGGAGTTCTGTTACTGAGTTTCTTGCTAAGTTGGCCTGTGTTCATGCTGTGGAATGGTTGTTTGGTTGATGCAGTGACTTCTGTTAAAGAAGTCACGTGGTTGCAGGCCTGGGGCATCACTATCCTGTGCGGCTTCTTGTTTAAGACCACAGTCAATTCAAAAGCATAATCCTCCAAGGTTATCCCGGGCATTGGTTGGCTCCGGCCCGGGCTTTGTGGCAGGTACCCGTAAAACGGTACCTGTCTTTTTGACTTCTTGTTGTGATAAGTATATACTGTTATTATGCCCCAACAATATTTGCACATAGATTTAGGTGCAGACTATACCCTAGACTTTGAAATACACAACACGCCCCTGGCCGATCTTTGGCTTGAGCGCATGCGCCTCCGGGACCCGTACCCAATAGATCATCCTGATCGATTCTACGGATTTGATTCACAAGAGCAAGAAATTACTCGCTCAGAAAAAATGATTCAGGGCTGTATTGCCACAATCAACGACTACCAGCCAATCATTGAACGAGAGTTTACCACGGTGCATGACCAGGATTGTTTAAACTACCTGCACAACATTTTTGAACGATACCATGGCCTACTAAATCAACAAAAAACTCTTTGGTGGTTACGTGCTCCAAAGCCTGTGAAAAAGGCACTGGCAGAATTAAACTTGGCTGTTCATCGTTGCGAATCTGCATCAAGAAAACTAAAACCAAGACTTGTTTGCACTTGGTTTGGCTTACCTAAAGATGTTACTCTCTCAGAGGAGATCATGACTCAGTATGGCATAATCAATCCGTCATTTGGAAGTGTGTGCTTGAACTATGTTGAGATTGGAAAAACATTGCTTGACCTTATGATAGACAATGATGCATACATTGGCGACGATGCGTTTCAGCCCTTTAGTCATTACAATCCAGATTTTGCAGTAAGATTTTTTGAACTTGACTCAGATGAAGTAGACAACATGCTACAAAATATGCAACAATACTATCAAGAACACTATGATTTTTTTGCCAGTCGAGGATACCCACAGTTTGGTCATATTCAACTACAACCTTTAAAATTCCCTGTGGCAAAAATAATTGAAACTATTCCACGTGAACAACTGATTAACAACATACAACAAAGACAACTCGTTACTCGGGTTTATATAGATGAAACGATGCACCATACAAATTCGAGATGAAGTAAACATCAAACTAGAGGGTATCGATCTGGATGTGCGCAAGGCCCTGGTCAATGCGTTTAAGTATGATGTACCTTATGCAAGATATCTACCAGCAGTGAGGCTGGGACGGTGGGACGGCAAAGTCAGTTACTTCCAATTGGGCGGTTCAACGTATACCAATCTCCTGCCAGAGATCATGCCTATTCTGGAACGCTACAACTACGACATCGAACTGGATGACCAAAGAGAATACTCTACTACATTTGAGTTTGCTCAAATTACAGAACAAACGTTTGCACACAAGACTTGGCCTAAAGGACATCCTGCAGAAGGACAACCCATCACATTGCGTGACTACCAGGTAGAAATTGTAAACAACTTCTTGACCAACCCACAATGCATACAGGAAGTGGCCACAGGTGCAGGCAAGACTATAATGACAGCAGCCTTGAGTGCCAGTATAGAGCCATATGGACGATCAATTGTGATTGTGCCCAACAAGAGTCTAGTTACACAAACTGAAAAAGACTATGTGAATCTTGGCCTGGATGTGGGTGTTTACTTTGGCGACAGAAAAGAACACGGACGTACACATACCATCTGCACTTGGCAGAGTTTGAATGTACTGCTAAAGAATACCAAGGCAGGTGTGGGTATCGCAACCATCCAGGACTTTATTGAGGATGTGGTGTGTGTGATGGTGGACGAAGTACACATGGCCAAAGCAGATGCACTCAAGACTCTGCTGACCAGCGTGATGGCTAGAGTGCCAATTCGTTGGGGACTAACCGGTACTGTGCCCAAAGAGAAGTTTGAAAGCCAGGCATTGCTAGTGAGCCTAGGCCCAGTGATCAGCAAGCTCAGCGCCAATGAACTGCAACAACAAGGTGTGTTGGCGCAGTGCCATGTGAACATTGTGCAGTTACAGGATCATGTTGAATACTCCAACTACCAAAGCGAGCTTAAATACTTGTTGGAAGAGTCGGGCAGACTGGATGCTATGAGTGAACTCATACGCCATGTAAATGAAACAGGCAACACACTAGTATTAGTAGACAGAACTGAGTGTGGTCGACAGTTAGTAGAGAGACTGGGCGAACGTGCAGTGTTTGTGTCAGGCGCAACCAAAGCAAAAGATAGACAAGACGAGTATGACGAAGTGGCGGACAGCGTTGATAAGATTATTGTGGCTACCTATGGTGTTGCCGCTGTGGGTATTAATATCCCTAGGATTTTTAATTTGGTTCTTGTGGAACCCGGGAAAAGTTTTGTCCGCGTTATCCAAAGCATTGGACGCGGCATAAGAAAAGCCGAAGACAAAGACCATGTTCAAATCTGGGACATAACTTCAACTTGCAAATTTGCCAAGCGCCACTTGACCAAGCGCAAACAATTCTACAAAGAAGCCAACTATCCCTTTACTCAGGAAAAATTAGAATGGATGAAAATAAAATAACTGTTGCAGTGTGCGGAGACAGTTTTTGTACTGCATCAACTGTTGATCTCAAAGAAGTTGGAGTCCGCGCTCACTTTAGTCAGATACTCGAAGATCAATATGGCTACCAAGTTATCCACCTAGCTCATGGCGGATTTAGTAACACAGGAATCTTTTTTCAAATACAAAAAGCCCTTGAGCTTGGAGCCGATGTTGTGGTCTACAATCGAACATGGGCCAGCAGAATAAACTTGTCCATGCATGACAACTTTGAGCCATCTCAAGGCCTAAAGAATTTTATCTATTCTAATCCGCACATGCCCAGCACTGGTTCGCCGCATGTGGGGGATAACAAGGCTGCAATTTTTTCCACTGTGTGGCAGAATTTAGAAAACAGTACATTTTTTAATTTTACCAAAGAACAACTTGTTGCTGTTGACCTGTACATGAAGTATTTTATGAACTACAATTTTCAAGACACCATTGATGGATGGTTGTTTGAATTTTGGCACAACAAGATCTTGGATGCAGGTGTACTGCCTGTTTTTTTCAACAATGATAATGTGGGAAAAGTTGCTTATGATTTCAGTGGCAACAATCCCAACGTTGACACACCGTTTCACACGGATCGTGCAACTCAGCAAACAGTTGCCAACAACATACATCAAATAATACATGGGCAAAATATACAAAGACATCAATAACTTTCTGCCGCAAACTCCACGCGGAGTGTTTGTGGAAATTGGTAGCGACCGTGGAGAAGGAAGTACTCACACACTGGCTGAGCTGGCCCAACAACACAACACTCGGTTGATCACTGTGGACATTTCCAGCAAAGCACAGAGTAGATTGTCTCACACGTTACCAAACACTGACTTTGTTGTGGCATCTGGAGCTGTCTGGGCCAGAGACTTTGCCAACACTCACACCAATATTGCTGTGTTATATTTGGATAACTTTGATTACATCTGGGATATTGATAGTGTAAGTGCAGCCATCCGCCAACAAATGCATGACTACGCCGGACAAGGCATAGTAATGAGCAATCAAAATTGCCAAATTGAGCACATGCGGCAAATGGTTGCATTAACACCCTTGTTGAGCTCCGACGCTGTGGTAGCATTTGACGATACCTATTGTGTAAACGACTGTTGGATTGGCAAGTGCGGTCCAGCAGTAGTTTATTTGCAGTCGCTGGGTTGGACGGTGGTACACCAAACTTTAGATTGCGGCGTGATCATGAAAAAACTTGACAACACCAATTAAATTCTGTATACTGATAACATATGAGAATACTAACATTAGATAACACTTACTACGACTTAGATCACTTGCCAGAAGAAATTGATGATTTGAGATTTGCAATTTTAGATAACTCCAATCCTGCAGATCCAGACTATCACTTTATTCCGTTGATCTTCTTGGAGAGCTTCAACGCTCCTGCTTTGGTTTTACGCATAGGTGATATCACACTCAAAATGCCCATGGACTGGCAAATACTAATAGGCGAACCTGACATTGGTGACTTAGAAGTGTTGCCCTTGACATCAATCAATGATCGAGGCTTTAGAGTGTTTCAATTCAACCCACTGACCAGTTATAGGCCTAGTTTTCCTGACATTGAAATACTAGATGTCTATCATGAAGTCAGCTGGTTTGCACCCAAACTTAAAAATGGGCAAATGTTGGCTGTGCCTTTGAATAATGATCCGGAACCCGACTGTGTGTACTTTGTAAAGGACATCAGTCGCAACTGTGAAATTGTAGACTACAACAAGGCCTGGTAATGCCCTACACTGAACCAGAAATATTTGAAATCATCAATCGATTGGCCAGAGTATATCTGGAAAGTTATCCTGACGATCGAGAAGGCCTAGAACGATTCCTGCGTTGGGCACATTTACAATACGGCTACCAATATGGGAACCCTTAAACCAGACGCCACATACATTTACGAGAGAGCAGAAGGTATTATATATGCTCGAGAGTTTGGTGCTGATCCCAGTACACGTCGAGTGATAGGTTACGAATCAGGTAAGGAATATGATCCTATCACTGGACACAAAATAGATTACGATTCAAGAACAGCGGACGGTAGGCCGTTACGTGAGCACGTACAAGAAAATAAAATGTGGGCAGAAATTAGACGTGCGGCACCGACCAATCCCACTTTACAAGACGCACTAGAACGTGCTATAATGATTTATAAACTAACCAAAACTGATGAGTGATAACCTGTCCATTGGCAACGAGATGCAACAATTTGATCGTAAGAACAGAGAGTTCTATGATCAATTGTCTGATGAAGAACGCAAAAAGTTCAGCCCTTTTTTGATGATACGTTGGGGATCAGCAGTAGAAGGTTCACGTGAGCTTCAAGAATTTTATGTGATTGCCACCAATGAACGATTGAACAAACACTTTTTCAACATTAGTGCTGCCAGGCACAAAAAGCTTCAGTGGTTGCTGGCCACCACTGTGAGTCCCGGCTTGGGCACTCAACGGCACAACTGGATTGCGCCCAAGAAAAAAGATGCCACACTTACTGGCAAGCGAAAACAATTGGCAGAAATTTACCCACATCTCAAAGATGATGAAATCAATGTGCTGGCAGGAATCACATCGCAAAAAGAAATAAACGAGTACCTCAAAAAATTTGGTGAAGGATCATAATGAAATATCAACAGCTGGTGGTCAATGGGTGTAGTTACATGGAAAGCTATGCCAGCGGATTTGGCCATCAAGAATTAGCAGAACGACTGTCAATCCCCCAGGCCATAAGTTTGGCTATCGGGGGCAGTGCCAATTCGCGTATTATTCGAACCACGCTCAAGCACAGTTACATCACGCTACAGCCCACATTGTATGTGTTGGGAATGACATTTGTCAGCAGAGAAGAATTGCCAATTTTGCAAGCCAGCAGTGATTTTGAAGGTCGATGGACTAATTTTCAAAATCAAAGCTGGAGTTCGCGATGGGATGCTCCTTGGACACAAGCAGATACTGATGCAATGATTGAGCTCAAACTCAAATGGGAATTGAATAGCATACTGGATCGTGCAGAAGATCTCATGTATCGTATACTTGCTATGATACACAGTTTGAAATCTAGAGGCCATGCTGTGATAGTGTTCCAGCAGGCTGATAATTTATACGAATCTTATTTAGATTCACCAAGACTAAAATTGTTTCATAGTGAACCTGAAATAGTTGAAGGATACAAGTGGCGTGCTATACCATGGCAGCATGAACGAGGAGTTCCGGCAACAGATTATGGTCCAGGAGCTCTTCAGTATGTGCCACCAGAAATAGCACATCGACAACCAGGATTTCATCAAGAACTAAACATGTTTTTGACTGCATGGATCAACAACAACAATCTACTAAAATGACTCAGTGCCAGTACTGCAAAAAAGACTTTGCTCGAGAAACCAGTCTAGCAGTGCATGTGTGCGAGCCCAAACGGCGCAGACAGGAACGAACAGAGCGCGGTGTGGAACTGGGTTTTCAAGCCTACATACGATTCTATGAAATGAGCCAAGGATCAGCCCGGCTCAAGACCTTTGATGACTTTGCTGACTCGCCTTACTATCGCGGCTTTGTGAAGTTTGGACGCTATTGTGTGAGCACAAAAACTATCAATCCCAAACAGTTTCTTGAGTGGCTGTTAAAGAACAACAAAAAGATTGATCGGTGGGCAAGTGATCAACTGTACACAGAATATCTCATACAGCATTTGCCCGTGGAGAATGTTAACGATGCTCTAGCACGAGCAGTGGAGTTTGGCATGGATTGGGCAGAGAAAAATTCAGCACAGCCACAGGACTGCTTGAGATACGGCAGCACTCCAGCCATGTGCTATGCAGTCACAACAGGTAGGATATCACCTTGGGTGATTTACAATTCAGAGTCAGGACAACAGTTCTTGGGTGAACTCTCTCCTGATCAGATCAGCATGGTATGGCCTTACATCGACTCAGATGTATGGCAAAAGAAGTTTCACAACTACCCAGCGGATCAAGAATACGCAAAAGACATATTGAACAAGGCAGGTTGGTAACATGGAAGCAGTGATATTTTTAACACTCATACTCTTGCAGATCAAACACTGGTACATTGACTTTGTGGATCAAAGCATGGCAGAAGTCAATCACAAAGGCCAATACGGACACTGGCTGGGCATGCGGCACAGTCTCAAACAGGGCATTGGCACAGCCCTATGTGTTGGGTGTGTGTTAGGCCCTGTATACTGGGCCGCCAGCATAATGATGGGTGTGATAGATGCTGTGCTACATTATCACATTGACTGGGCCAAGATGAACTGGGGCAATAGAGACCTTCAGAATCCCAGCTTCTGGGCACACTTGGGTCTAGATCAGATGGCACATCAGTTGACTTACATTGGCCTTGTGGCTATAATTGCATTATGATTAGAAATATTAGCGGCAGCAAATACATTCAAGTATCAGGTGGCATGTCTACCAATCCATACATCAGCCCAGGTGCCAGCGGTGCAGGCATGGTGCGATGGAGTCCCAGCATGAACTGTTTGGAAATTAATGATGGCAACTCCTGGCAACAGCTTCACTCATCACATCCTATGATTTCACTCTCATCAGACGCCGAAACCCTGTTGGATTGGGCGCGAGCCAAGCGTGATGAAGAATGGCGCATTGCTGCCTTGGCAGCCAAGCATCCCACAGTGGCAGATGCCTTGGCAGCAGTTGAACTGGCCCGGGAGAAACTGCAAGTTGTAACTGCACTTTGTGACACTGATTCAAAATGAGCGCAGACATTGACATTGATGTGCCGGACAGAACGGCTGTGTTGAAACTGATTGAACACACTGCCGCACGGCAACTGCATCAAGGCCAAGTGCGTAAGCACAATTCAGGCATCTATGTTACAGACATTCCTAGAGACATACCCAATGGCTGTGCAGCCATAGACTATGAGTCAGCAGAACAGCGTGGATACTTCAAGATAGATCTGTTGAACATGAGTGTGTATCAGTTGATCCGTGACCCGGCACACTATGCGGCTATGTTGGCAGCCGCACCACCATGGAGTAGACTATGGACCGACACTGCCTGGACCAAGCAACTAGTGCATGTGGGCAACTACACAGATTTGATGACGTCAATGCAGCCAGATTCAATACCCAGAATGGCAGCGTTTATTTCAGTTATTCGTCCGGGCAAAGCACATCTACAGAATCGTCCATGGACAGAAGTGTTTGCTGAAGTATGGAACGGAGATGACTCACGTGGATACACATTCAAGAAAAGCCACTCGGTCTCCTACGCAGCTTTGGTAGCATTACACATGAACTTGCTCAATCAAGACGTCGCACAAGTGTGATTGATTTTCGCTTGCTTTTTTTGCGAGCAATGTCCATCAAACTGCACACTGGACCGTGTAAAACTTCAAGATCTTTGTTGGAAAACGTGCGCAACGTAAATCTAAATTTGTCCCAATCTTGACGAAGGAATATGTTGATGGGGATGGATCTATTGCTTTCCCACCACCACTGGTTAGCCAGTTCTAAAAACAACATTTTATCTTGTTGGTCAACTACAGATCCAAAGTCGTAGATGGTAGTCACGCTGTCATCTCTGTTTTGTATAATGCCCACGTATTCTGCGTTTGCATAACTGCAAAGAGTGATAAACGGGTATTTTTCTGCCAGCTTATCGAAGATTGTATTACCCATAAATATTGTTCGAGGATCCTATGTATTCAACCACCGTTTACTTATACCAGCAAATTACCAAAGTCTTGTTAGTTGACACCAGTGGTGGATATTTCACAGCGAGGTACGACCCAGTGTATGCAAAACAATTAACTGTAAACAAAGGTGTAGATAATGTTCTACTCTTTGAATTTATCAATCAAGAACAGAAGCCGGTAAACATCACTGGCTCTGCATTTGTGTTTCGTTTGATGAGTCAAAACGGAGACAGAGTACTGGTGGAAAAAGACATGACAAGTCTTAGCAATTCACTGGGGCGAGTAAAAGTGGTGCTGAACATTGAAGACACCATTAATTTGGTTGCACAACCCGCCAGTTATTCAATACAGCGCACTTCTGGTGATTACATACAAGCAGTATATGTAGACGCCAACAGCCAAGCACGTGGTGATTGCAACATTGTGGATTCTATATTGCCACAATTTGTGCCCAGTCATGAACTTAGTATACCCACAATTTATGGCAAAGCTCAACAACTAACACCCGGACCGACCAACTATCCCGACTGGGCTCTTACACCTCCTCCAGTAAATACCACGCAACTTACTGAATTCTACAGCAGTTTTATTGACACATCTCATCAAAGTTTGACAACAGTCAAGATGGATCTGGATCACTTTACAGGCACTGTGAAATTTCAGGCTGCACAAGATTATGAATCTATTTGGTACAATGTAACTGACAGCTATACTTTTTACAATGAAACTTCTACACAATATTTCAACGTGGTAGGATTTTATCCACTGATTCGAGCAGCTTTTAATAACAGCCAAGGATTTGGTGGACAAGCATCCGCACAGGTTTCACCTACAGGCGTGGTCACAGGAATCAGTTTGAGCAATGCTGGTAAAAATTATGTGGCTGCACCCAAAGTTCAAATCTTAGGAAATGGTTCGGGTGCCGAAGCAATTGCAACCATTGGAGCCGACGGACAAATTGCAACCATTGTAGTGACCAATGGCGGTTCAGGTTACTTGCCAATTCAATACCAAGGCACACAACAGGCCACGGTAATGATTACCACCGGATATATTGACAATCTCCAATATCGTTGATTTAGCACAGCTGATCTGCTATACTGTATAGATGCTTGACATCCTTGCGTATCTACCTGCAAAAAGAAAACCCACGCCATCTGGTTGGTTGAGTTTCAACGCGGTTTGTTGTCAGCATAACGGCAGCACTCGAGACACAAGAGGCCGCGGCGGACTTAAAGCTACCGAAGCAGGTTGGAGCTATCACTGTTTCAATTGCGCCTACACAGCCAGCTTTATTATGGGGCGTACACTGAGTGTGAAAGCTCGTAGACTGCTTGGATGGATGGGTGTTCCAGACAACGAAATTGAAATGCTTAATCTTGAAAGTCTGCGGCATCGCAGCATACATGGCATACTAGAAGATCGACAACAGGCCTGGAACCAATTGGCTGGTATTGCATTTGAAGAACGGGACTTGCCACCACATGCTGAGTTGTTGATGCCCGAACATGGACCATATTGGGACTATGTGCGTAGTAGACATGTGCCCGAAGACTTTCCTGCCATGGTACAGATAGAGAATGATGGTGTTCATTGGACACGCCCGCATGTGGTCATACCATTCACATACGAAAACAAAATTGTAGGTTACACCTGCAGATTTTTAGACAACAAGCAACCCAAGTTTATTTCAGACAGCCAGCCGGGTTATGTGTTTGGAACGGACTTACAGCATAAAAATTGGACCAATGTGATTGTGACAGAAGGCATCTTTGATGCATTGAGTATTGGTGGTGTGGCTGTGATGCACAATACCATAAGTGACGCACAGGCTCGACTGATACGCAACTTGGGACGAGACATAACTGTAGTGCCTGATCAAGATCTAGCAGGCATAGAACTGGTGGATCGTGCTGTGGAACTTGGATGGGCGGTAAGTATACCCGAGTGGCCAGAAGGCTGCAAAGATGTTAATGATGCTGTGATTGTGTTAGGGCGTGTGGGCACCTTGCTAACTATTATGGCAGCCAGAGAAACCAGTAAAATCAAAATAGAACTAAGGAAAAAACAACTTGTTAAAAGAATACGGACTTGACGTTCAACGTTTATTTCTAGAAATGATGTTGGAGGATGCACAAAGTTATGTGCGTGTTCAAAATATCTACAACCCACAGAACTTTGACAAAAGTTTGAGACCTGCGGCTGAGTTCATTAAAGAACATTCTGACAAGCACAAGACCCTGCCGGAGCGCACACAGATTTCTGCTACCACTGGCGTTAAACTGCAATCAGTGCCGGACCTGAACGAAGGTCACTTTGACTGGTTCATGGGCGAGTTTGAAGCATTTACTCGGCGCCAGGAACTAGAACGTGCTATTTTAAAAGCCGCAGACTTACTTGAAAAAGGTGAATATGATCCTGTTGAAAAACTCATCAAGGATGCAGTACAGATATCACTTACCAAGGACATGGGCACAGACTACTTTGCTGATCCTAAGGCTCGCATTGAGAAATACTTTAACTCGGGCGGGCAAGTAAGCACAGGATGGCCACAACTGGATAGATTGTTGTATGGCGGATTCAGTCGCGGCGAACTCAACATTTTTGCAGGCGGCTCAGGATCAGGCAAGAGCTTGGTCATGATGAACATTGCGCTTAACTGGCTACAGCAAGGAATTAGCGGTGTGTACATTACACTAGAACTTTCAGAAGAGCTTACTAGTTTGAGAACAGATGCCATGTTGACCAACATGAGCACCAAAGACATTCGCAAGGACATAGACACTACAGAGCTCAAAGTCAAGCTGGTGGCCAAAAAGTCAGGCAACTATCAAGTAAAAGGCCTGCCCGCACAATCAAACATCAATGACATTCGTGCTTATTTGAAAGAGTATCAAATTCAAACAGGCAAGAAGGTAGACTTTGTGATGATTGATTACTTGGACTTGTTGATGCCTGTGAGTGCAAAAGTTTCGCCAAATGACTTGTTTGTGAAGGACAAGTATGTTTCAGAAGAACTGCGTAACTTGGCCAAAGAACTGGGCATCTTGATGGTAACTGCGTCACAGTTGAATCGATCAGCTGTGGAAGAAATTGAATTTGATCACTCGCATATTTCGGGTGGTATTTCCAAGATCAACACAGCAGATAACGTGTTTGGTATCTTTACAAGTCGTGCAATGAAAGAGCGCGGCAAGTATCAGATCCAGTGTATGAAGAGTCGAAGTTCGACCGGCGTTGGTCAAAAGATTGATTTGGAGTACAACATTGAAACTATGCGCATTACTGATGAAGGTGGGGATGATAGCGAAAACGGGTTTAGTAAAAAGCCCAGTACAAGTATCATGGACTCGATCAAAGCAAAAAGCCTGGTTAGTGCAGCCGCAGACGATGCCAAGTCTGTACCTTGGGAACGACCACAAGCTCGAGAAGGTTTTGATTTAGAAGCGCCAAAAGTCACAGCCGATGTACAAAGCGCCAAGCTCAAGCAGTTGTTGGGCAAAATCAAAACATCATAACATGTCCGAGTTTTGTAGACATTTAACCAATGGATTGGTTTATAATAATAACACTACTACGTTTACCATGTCTCCGTGTTGTTTTTTTGCTGAAGAGAACAGCGTAGACCCAGATAAAGATTTGTCAAAGCAATTAACAACTCATAGGATGCATTGGGTAGATGCAAAGGTTGATACTTCTTGTAAAATTTGTATTGACGCTGAATCTAGAGGAGCACACAGTTTTCGACTAGCATCGTTTGACACTATAACAGGGGCCAACAACAAACTAGAATTTTTAACAGTAGCAGTAAACAAAAAGTGCAATCTAGCTTGTCCATCGTGTAACTCAGGATCAAGCAGTTTTTGGTACCAAGAAAATCTTAGAAATAATGTACTACAACCAGTACAGATTCATCAACTTCATAACGATGATCGTCAAGGTGTTACTACTGACAAGTTTATTAGTTTGTTATCCGATCAAGATCTAACTGAATTAAAATATATTAAATTTGGTGGTGGCGAGCCGTTAATGACAGACACACACACAAAAGTTATGTCGTTAGTTCCCAATCCTAGTAATGTAACTATACAGTATACTAGTAATTTTAGTATCATGCCAACTCAATCAATAATGGCAATTTGGGAAAAGTTCAAGTTAGTCAAATGGATTGCAAGCCTTGACGGTGTTAATGAACAATTTAGTTTTCTACGTTGGCCATACCGTTGGGAAAAATTAGAAGAATTTGCAAATAGTGCTATAAACACAGTTCCTGGCAATGTTATGTTCGGAGTCGAGCATACTATAAATCCTCTAAACATATTTTATTTTGATCAGTTTGAAATTTGGTTTAACAAACATCTTGGATCTAATAGATACGGTGACAAATCAGATTTTAATGTGCATTTGTGCACCGGAACACTTGGCCTAGAGCACACACCACCAGAATTGCGTAACAAAATAAAAGCCAAATATGGTAATACCCATCAGGTAACAATTGCTCTCAATCAAAAACCATATTCGGGTAACACCGCAAAACTAGTGCAATACCTTGATCAACTTGATTTTCAACGAGGAACAAATTGGAGACAATTATTTCCAGAGGTGCAAGAGTATTTTAATGCTTAATTTGATTTGTTTTCCGCACTATACCTGTGGTGGCCTGTTATGTGACATAATGACAGGGTTGTTTTCTCCAATAGGTACTAACGGCGGGATTGATAGCATACATCATAGTGTAGGCAAAATTGGTGATACAAGCACAGTAATGCTTGATTACGATGCAGATAAGTTTATGCAAAAAGTGTCTTTAATGGACACCAAAAATGATACCTGGATTGGGACACATTGCTGGCCGGGCCAGTTGCCGTTAGATAACTTTAACAAAATATTGATAGTTACAACAACAACATTTAAAAGTAAAATTTATAGATGGGCAAGAGTACATCATCATTATTTTTTACCTACTTGGAAAAACTTATCTGGAATAGATTTAGTTGACAAATCTAGAGAAACTGCAAAAAACTATTTGATCCCATTTCAACCAGTACTCGACAAACCCAATGTGTTAAATGTTGAATTTGCAGATGTTGTAGAAACTACACCAGAGTTTTATCATGCTATTGACTATCGAGAATCTGCTGACCACATGGCACGATGGAAAGAAGTAAACTATTTTTTGTACACTGAAAATTTTTGGAAAAGCCAAGCAGTTGATCAATTCTACCAAGCTGAGTTAGAAATCAATCTTGGTAGATATTATAGATACATTTAAGAGTTGACAACTTTGATAACAGCAAAGTTTAACACAATGGCTTCACCTAGTGACCCAGCGTTCATGTTACCCACACTAATTCTGCATGACCCAGCTGCCACAGCGTCTACTTGAACGTTGTATGCACCGGCAGTCGCGCCAGACGAAATACAAACATATACTACGTCAGTGGCAGCAATAACGCTGTTAGTTAATGTAAAGCTGACTTCTGCTGCCGCAGCCAATGCAGCATTGTTCATGGTGATTTGTCCACAACGTTTGTTGAGTGTTACACTAGTTGCTTTACTGGTGGCCTGTGTGACAGCGCCGCCGGTGCCGGTGCTGTATCCCACAGCAGATCCTGCGCTGCCCAGCAATGGGCGATTTAGATCGTAAACAGTTACAGTTGTGCCGCCGTCTGTGGTTGTGAATTGAAATTGATAAGTTCCTGTAGCGTCAAATGTGATCACGTTTGAACTGATGCCTTGAATACCAATAATACCCAGGGTCACAGCAGCCGGCAATGTAACAGTGTATGCTGTGTTGGTAATGTTAATGGCCAGCTGTACTATACCAGCACTGCCGCTGGTTGGAAAATTGCTGAAGTTCAAACTGATACTGCCAGTTGTGCTGACGTATTGATATTGTCCTGCAGAATAATCCACGCTGACTGAACCAGAAGTTGTGGTAATTGGCACATAGGTGTAGCTGACATCTTGCAATTTTACAGCATAAATGAGATTGTCGTTCATGTTGTTGTCAAGTGTGGCACCAGTTAGTGCAGATTTAAAAACTGCGTTGGTTTGTAATGCAGTTATTTCGTCTGCTGCATATTGAAAATTAGTGCTAGTGTTTGTGAAATTATCCCGGAACCCTTGTGTGTTGTTGGGAACGCCGGCTACTGGATAGTTTCCGTCGATGTTGTTAGGGTTGATTTGACTGGTCATTGCGAATCCTTGATTGTTATAGATATTTATTGCTAACCAGATTTCGCTAAATAATCCAAAGGTCCCCGAGCAAATGCAAAAGAAAACTCGTAGCTTGTTAGAAGAATTGGATTCCATGTATGTGGAACGCGATCGTCGTCTAATAATTGAAAATAGAGCCAACAATGTGATAGAATCTGCTATTCGTTTGCTAGAGCAAATTGAATCAGAATACACTGCTGATCAGGCTGAAAATCTCACTAGAAAATTGCTCAATGCCATACGTCTTAAAGATTCCACAAAGTTTGCCAGATCTGTAAGGAGAACTCATGCAGATATATGAAATTACCAATGGCCGCCGCATGAAAGAAGCTTTTGCTCCTGGCAGCGCCGGTGCACAGACCAGTTCTTTTTTGGGTGGTGTTGGCAAAAATCTAGCCAAGGCCATGATTCCTGCTGGTGGTAATACAGGTCCTGAAAACCAGTACACTGGTACTATGGTTGCCCCGGGACAAGAAGGAGGTGCCGCTGCCGCTGCTTCAGCACCTGCTGTGGCTGCATTGGCCAAAACTCTGCAGGCACAGTGGTCGGACACAGTGACACAAATGATGCAACAGGCCAAAAATCCCGCAACTGGCCGAGCTGGAGTTCAAAGCATCAAGGACATTCAGCCAATTGAAATGGAACGAGCCCTGGTCAATTTGATAAACACTAACCTTCAAAGAATGAATCGAACACTTAAGGACTATAAAGATGCTGCCAGCCAAGTGGACCAGGATGCCAACCAAGGACAATTACGAAACATGGTTGGAGACATGAGCGCAAACATTGACAAGGCCATTGATGCAATGTTGGTAACGGAACCCACTAGAACTAATGGAAAAAAATTAGCTGACCTTTGGGGCAGTATTGCCAAAATGAGCTATGGTATTGCTAACGAAGTTGAATTCAATCCAGTTTCTGGAAAAGCCGCAGCCGCAGCAAACACAAACGCAAACACAGATCCAAATGCAGCTGACCCGCAGTTGGCACAAGCAGCGCAACGAGCTGGCCTCACAGCTCAACAACTGAGGATCACTACCAAAGTTCCTCAGCAACGTGATCCAGCCGTAAACAAGGTGCTGGCCAGTATGGGTCTGTTGCAAGGCGCACCACAGCAACAGCAAAAACAAATGGCCGTGGCTGAGGCAAAAAAATGAGACTACTAGAAGGCGGCAATGTATTCAAAGATTCTGATGGTCGACCACTCACTGGGCGTATCAATCAAAGCGATGTAGCAGCCACAGTGCAATGGTTGGAAACACTCACAGGCTTGGAATTTCCACGCGAACGTTGGCTGGGCTCAACTGGTCGTAAGCCCACATCAGGTGACATGGACATGGCAGTAGATGCCAGTGAGATATCCAAAGAACAATTGGCAGCAAAACTAACACAATGGGCAACCAGTCACGGTGAAGATCCCAAAGCCTGGGTAAAGAAAAGCGGCGAAGTACACTTACGCACACCCATTAATGGTCGGCCAGAAAATGGCTATGTGCAAACAGACTTCATGTTCTTTCCCAACTTGGATTGGGGACAGTTTTACTATGGCGGCTCGGAAGATTCTGCCTACAAAGGCATGAACCGCAATGTGCTAATGAGTTCAATTGCCAAACAACAGGGACTCAAAGTGGGTGCCAATGGCATGTTCAGTCGCACCACAAACCAACTGGTAGATGGTGGCATGGATCCCGACTATGTTGCAAAAACTTTATTGGGACCACGTGCCACTAGAGAGAATCTTAAAAATGTTGAAAGCATTTATGCTGCTCTAGCCGGGGACAAAAATCGAGATGCCAAGCTGGCGGACTTCCGTGAATACCTGGGCCGCGAAGGACTACAAGAGCCAGGTGCTGTGAATGAAAACACTGAAGTGAATTTTCTAGCCAAGTTGCGCGACAGAATTGTAAATCAAGGCATGACGCCATTGATTGAAACAGAAGCAGCCAACCCATATCAAATTTACGAAGCAGAAGAACCTGGCGTGGGCGGCAGAGCCAAAGGCATTGAACACTTGGAAGATCTTGTGTTTCGCAAAGGATCACGTGGTGTGGATGAAGCATTGGCCATTATCCAACATGCCGCAGATGCACCACAAAAGACCACCAGTGTGAAGTGGGACGGCAAGCCTGCTGTGATATTTGGGCGCAAGCCCGCCACAGGCGAGTTTGTGCTCACAGACGGTTCTGGCTTTGAAGCCAAAGGGTACGATGGACTTGCTACTTCACCTAAAATGATGGCACAGATACAAAGCACACGCAAAGGTGAACGTGCGGAGTTGATACAATTGTATGCTGACCTTTGGCCACAGTTAGAAGCGGCTGTGCCCACAAACTTCCGTGGCTATGTAAAAGGTGACTTGTTGTACTACCCTGAACAGCCGTGGACAGAAGAAGCTGGTAATCTTGTGTTCAAGCCCAACACAGTGCAATATCGTATACCTGCTAAGAGCGCCCTAGGTCAACGAATTCGCAACAGCACCACAGGTATTGCCATGCACACCATGTATGCTGATCAAGGTGAGCCCAAGCAACCACTCAGCAGAGTGTCGTTTAACGAAGTACCAGGATTGTTTTTGATTGAACCAATTTATGGCAAAGGAATTGCACCGCAGGATCCTGCACAATCCAAAGGTCAGACTGCACTGATCAAACAAATCAAACAAATGCGCCGAAGCAAAGGTGCTGCCATTGATACCTTGTTCAATCCTGGCGAACTGCGAGCCATGCAAATCACAGACTTGGCCAAACTGTGCGTGGACTACATTAATTTTAGAATTGGATCAGGAAACTTTGACAACTTGTTGGCAGGGTTTGGTGAATGGTTGCAATCCAAAGTCACCCCAAGAAAATTTGCCAACATTATAGAATATCTAAAATCGCCTGCATCAAACACAGAAGGCCTGGCCGCTGCATTTACCCTGTTTATTCTGCTACACGATTTAAAGCTGGACATCTTGCGTAACTTGGATTTGAAAGATCCTGGGCACGAAGGTTGGGTTATGGCCACGCCAGCAGGCTATGCCAAAGCAGTAAATCGCTTTGATTTCACTGCTAGAAATCGTGCCCAAAACAATCCGCAACAGGCGTAATTTTTACCAAAAGGCTAAATAAAAGCAGGTCCACAAGGACCACTAACTTAAAGGAAATTTATCATGGCTTATATTACCCCCGTAAATGGTGATGCACAACCGGTATTTGCACTAGACGTACAAAACGGTCCAATCGCTGCTTCTACAAGCACCACTGGCGCTACTGCTACAGTTCAACCAGCTGGTCCTAAACTGGACTTTGTTCGCTTGGTTGCTAACAACAGCATGGCTACTCAGTCTGGTGTTCAGGAATACGTTGCTAACGTTATTCAAGCTCTGCAACAAACTTGCACAGTGGCTATGTACCAAGTTGATACAACTGCTTTGTCAGTTGCATACTACCCAACTGGTGCTTTTGCTAACGCCGCTACAGCTTTGGCTGCTGCCAACATTACCTTCACTGGTTATCAGTTGGACAGCGCAACAGCTAACGGTTTCAAGCTGGCTGCTTAATTTTTAGACTTGTTCTAAACCACCCCGGGATTAAAAACTCCGGGGTATTTTTTTGCCGTAAATATCACACGATGAAGTATATGTGCAAAACCCTCTTTGACTGCTCGCCCACTGGGATCACTGGGCATTTTCGCATAGGTCAAATCCCATTTGATGATCAAGTTGGTCAAGCAATCAACAACGTCAATGACTGGAACAGAGCAAGAAATCAACAGCGAAACTTTGAAACACTGATTCAAATAATCAGTCTGCGCAGTCAACCAGAGCGCATTCAGGCACCGCGCTGTAACAAAGGTGTGTGGAGTTTTAGCTTTGAAGTTGAAGCTGAAAGCACATTTGGCATTTCAGGAAATCATGATCCTTTTGCGGCACTGCATCAAGACTGCAACGGAGTGCCCATGCTAACTGGGCTAGACGAGCAGGAAGTTGTGGAAACAGTACTGCGTCCTGACCAGAACATTTGGTTTGAAACGGTAAATAACTGATTATGGCAGACACCACCGACATTGAAAAGAAAAGTCTCGAAGCCCACGTTGAACTGTGTGCCGAGCGATACAAAGCCCTGGAACTGCAAATCAGTTCAGTGCAAAAAGACATCGACGATGTCAAAGCAGTGGTCAAAGAAGTGCATGAAATTGTGCATACCATGTCTGAAAAACGCAACAATCAATTGATTTCTTGGGGCCTGGGAATCATAACATTTTTAGCTGGCACAGTAGGCTGGCTAGTCTCGCACTACGTACTCAAATGACTCGAGAACAAAAACTTGAACGCTGGGCCGAGCGTGAAATGCGCCACAGTATTGACAAAATGATTTTGGATGATAACTCAGGTGGTTGGGTTGTGTTTGGAAAATATCACATCACACCAGAGCAGCAAGTGTTTAATGTTTGGCATTATGCAAACTTTGTGGGATCCTTTGGTAGCAAACGATCAGCAATTTCTTGGTGCATAGCCGATAAAAACAACCAAGCTTCATTGTCGCAACAGATCAAAGTGTTGGACTTTAAAAAACAATTCTTAGACAATGACATTGCATGTCGCAGTGGTCTAAGCAAACTCAGTAGATCCGCTGAATTTAGAGAAATGGTCAAAACCAAACTTGAACCTAAGATTTCTTTAAATTCTGCTGTCACAGCCGAACTTGAAAAATGTATATCTTCGGCTAAATATATACAACTTAGAGGATTCTCAAATGAAACTGCAAGAACTAGCCACACCTAAAAAAACTCGTCTGATCACCAAGACGTTTGAAAGTTATTTTGGCTCACGCATCAGCGTTGAACGTCTCAACGCTGGACAAACACGTCAAATGCTTCGCAAGGTGCAAGGCCTACTTGGCGAGCACAAAGGCTCAATGGCACGCCACACCAGCGAACGCAATCCAACCTATCTCAAGCTCATGATGATGGAACAGGCATTGGCCACACGTCTTAAAGAGATGGATGTTCCAGTGCCAGGTGCTCAACCAACTGCTGGCGCTGCTCAACCAGCTGCACAAGTAAAAGATCCTAAATTGGCTGCTGCTCTAAAAAAGAGTGCCGCAGGTCAAACATTGAATCCCGACGAACAAAAACTTGTTGCAGGCGCTGCCTTGATGAAAGCTGAAAGCCGCTTGCGCAATGCTTATCGCATGCTGAAAGAATCTGAAGTGCAACAAGCTCAAGTGGTGCTGGCTGCACAAGACATGGTTGACAAGATGCAATCAATGTTGGAAGATGCTAGTGAAATGCAATTTAAAGAACTGCCAGCTCTAGTTGATTCAATCAAGAATCAAGTGGGCATTGACCAAGCTTCGCAATTCAACGCAGATGCCACAGCCGCACTTACTGGTCTAGTGCAAAACCTCCAAGGTGCCAAGCAACAACTTGATCAAGCACTTGGCGTGGTAACTGGCCAAGCCGCACCCAGCACAGCTGGTGCAGACCTAGGCGCCGAACTTGGTGCTGACATGGGTGCTGACATGGCCGCTGGTGCTGATATGGGCGCTGATGTAGGTGCCGATCTTGATGCTGCTGCCACCGACGCAGGTGCTGACATGGCTGCTCCAGCTGAAGAGCCAGTGGGCACAGCAGGCGCACTGGGTCGTGGCCGTAGATAATGAAAATCTTTGAAGTTGATACCTTTGATGGTGCAACACCTGACCCAGACAAACTTCTGGGTCTAGTAGATTTTCTGAATGGTCGTGCAGACGACACCAACAGTCAAAAACAAATCAGTCAAGATGCTTTTATCTCTATTGCCCAAAGTCTTGACGTACCTGTCAATCAACGAAACATAATGGATCTAGTTGGGCAACCACCATTGAGCAATGTGTTAGAACCCATACAACCTGGCTCAACTGACCCCATTGTGTTCAAAGGCGGCGCCGAACAAACGGTACAGCCCAAAATGTCAGTTCCCCAAGCACAACAAGTGGTAGATAAAATGGCCAAATCGGCCATGAAACGTCCAATGTAACAGTCAACCATTGGTTGACACAAGGCGTTAAATACAGTATACTGCTTACATAAGGAGGCTGATATGAAACGACTTCTAACCATTTTAACTTTTGTTACCTCCAGCGCATTTGCTGGACCTAACGGATATCACGGATCTGCATTACACACACCGCATCATCGTCATCATGGCGGAGGTTGGGGATGGGTGGCCCCTGCTGTGATCGGCGGCGTTGTGGTTTATGCTATCACCAGACCCCTGGTAGTACAACAACCTCCAGTGATGTCTCTGAGTCCCAGTGACGTTGTGTATATCGACGGCGTGCCTTATCGCAAGCAGTTGGTGTTGCACAACGGATACTATCAAGAAGTACTGGTAAGAATGTAATATGGCATACTCAGATAAAGTTGTTGATCACTATGAAAATCCCCGGAATGTCGGCTCTTTTGACAAGAGTGATACTGATATTGGTACTGGTATGGTTGGCGCACCTGCTTGCGGCGACGTAATGAAACTGCAAATCAAGGTACAAGATGGCATCATCACAGACGCAAGGTTCAAAACATACGGATGCGGCAGTGCGATTGCCTCATCCTCTCTTGTTACCGAGTGGGTTAAAGGACGAACGCTTGACCAAGCGGCAGCTCTTAAAAATTCAGAGATTGCTGAAGAACTCGCGCTGCCACCAGTCAAGATTCATTGTTCTATTCTTGCTGAAGATGCTATAAAGGCCGCAGTAGAGGACTACAGAAAAAAGCATGATCTCTCTAACTGATCAGGCATACACCAAAGTAAAACGACTACTGCAAGCCAAAAACTATGCTGGCATTCGCCTTGGGGTAAAAACTACAGGTTGTTCGGGCCTGGCTTATGTGTTAGAGTATGTACAAGAGTATAAGCCTTCAGACACTGATATCAACTATGCCCAAGCAGACTTTGTGGTACTGGTTGATAAGAAAAACGAAGTGTATCTGCAAGGCGTTACTGTGGACTATGTGCGCCAAGGCCTCAATGAAGGGTTTGAATTCCTCAACCCCAATGAACGCGATCGCTGCGGCTGCGGCGAAAGTTTTAGAGTATGAGATCTTTTTACTATCAAACATTGCCAAACATTAGTTTGTCAAATGACATTGTGGCCGCGGTAAAAAAACTGCCTTGGCAACGCATGGCTAAAAAAGACATTTATGAAAATTTAAATTGGCATGATTTAGAGTATAATACAAGCATGGGAGTTCCAGAAAATTTACGATCCCAGTACCAATCGTTTTATGGACTCGAAAATAAGTTAATAGGAACTATGTTTAACTTTGAGTTACCTGCTGAGATTGAACAAGAAATTCGATCTCAATGGACATTTTTAACAGAGTTCGACGATCAACCGATCATTAGGCTTCAGATTGTGTGTGGCGGAAGTATGATTCCTGTGCATGTGGATATAACAAAAACAACCAGTTTGATTTTTCCAGTGGCCAATCACAAAAACTGTTTTACTCAATTCTATGAATTTTCAGAAGACATAAAACTTTGGCAAGACCACTATGCCAATATCAAAGATCCATCTTGGCCACTGTGCGAGACTCCGGCAAGTATTGTGAATCTACCTGAATATTGTCAGGCAGAATTAGCAGCCAGTCACAGCACGGTGAATTTTTTTTCAATGACTAGAGTACAGTCAGCACATGCTGATAGATTTAAAAAAGGTGTTAATGCCACACCGCCGCCAGACACATTTTCTTATGTTGATCAAGTTGAAATCTATCCACATCCAACTTTGTTGAACATAAACAAATTACATGGTGTAGGATATGCCGAAAACAGCCTTACTGAAGACAATCCGCGAGTGTCACTATTTGCAAAGTGGCCAAAATCACTGTATCAACATATTGCAAGTTGTTTATCGTCATGAATTATTACTATGAACCTGCTCCTTACCTTTCCTTAAATCTAAATTTAAAAACAGAATTGTCTAACTTAGATAGAAGTAAATTAGTACTAGGCGATGAGTCACGATATGATCTAGACCAAGTGAAACTCAATTACATAGTAAAAAAATATTACCCCGATGATAAACAATGTTTTTTTGATTTCTACGGAGATAATTTTGTTAATATGGCATCAATTACCACTTGGCATTTGCCAGAACAATTGGAAAAATTGTTACTTGATGAGTATGAGTATTTTTTTAATTTAATCAACGAAGCTCCTGAAATACGTTTACAAGCAATAGCTGGCACACACTTGCCTGTGCATATTGATAACGCCAGATCTGTCAGCATCGTACATCCATTGAAGAATCATTTGAATACATGGACAAAATTTTATGATCACGATATTGACGTTCTCCGATGGAACGAACATTATTCAAACATCAAAGATCAGTCTTGGCCAGATTGTAAAAACCCCTGGGAGTTTAAATTTCTTCCAGACGCAATAAAAACAGAATTACTGAATATCCCATTTACTCACACATTATTAACTGACAGTATTCGCCAGTTAACCCAAACAGTACTCAATCCAGGTCAGGTAACCGAAGTTTGCGAAGTTAAAATTGATAAATTTCCTTTTATACTCAATGTAAATAAATGCCACAGTGTTTACTGTCCTGATGCGCCCACTGATGAAAATCCTCGCCTGGCAGTATTTTTCAAATGGCGCAAAGCATCATTCACACAAATAGTTGACGCCTACACCCAATATGTACAATCCAAAATTTAATTACACATCCATACCCAGAGTTACTGTAGACGGCAAAAGATTTTATGCTACACCAGATGGCAACAAACTTCCTAGTGTGACCACTATCCTGGACCGAACCAAAAGTGAAGAAAGCAAAGCTGCCTTGCACAACTGGCGTCGAGCAGTTGGTGCGGAACGAGCACAGGCCATCACAACAGAAGCTGCCAATCGTGGTACTAGAATGCACACCTATCTTGAAAAGTACATCAGAGAAGGTGCCATACCCGCTCGTGGGTCAAACCCATTCAGTTGGCCCAGCCATATCATGGCAGAAGAAGTGGTCAACAAGGGACTAAAAAATGTAAGTGAATTTTGGGGTATCGAAGTACCCTTGTATTTTCCCGGCGTGTATGCAGGCACAACAGACGGTGCCGGCATTCATTTAAATGAAGAATCAATCCTGGACTACAAGCAAACCAACAAACCCAAAAAGCGCGAGTGGATTGATGACTACTTTGTGCAACTGTGTGCATACGCAGAAGCACACAATGAATTGCATGGCACACGGATTAAAAAAGGTGTAATTTTGATGTGTGTTAAGCCTGATCTAGATGAGCAACACAACATCGTAGGACAGCCCAAATACCAGGAATTTGTGCTGGAAGGCGGGGAATTTGAGAAGTATCGCACCATGTGGTGGAAAAAGGTTGAACAGTACTACGTGCTAAATATGTCATAGTCGAGGACCATCACCGTGGCAATAGTACAAGTATCTAGAATAACCCAACGAACCGGGCTTGAGACAGACCTGCCTCAACCCTTAGCCGGAGCCGAATTCGGCTGGGCAATTGACCAGCGCAAACTCTACATTGGTAACGGCACCATTGCTGACGGTGCTCCAATAGTAGGAAATACTGAAGTTCTTACAGAGTTTTCAGACATTCTTAGTTTTGCTACAGCATACACCTACCAAGGCGAAGCAGCTGGCTACACAGTACAAACAGGTCCCACGTCTGGTGATCCTGTCAGTCAAAGCATACAAAGCAGACTGGACAGTTATGCTGTTGTAACAGACTTTGGTGCCACAGGCGATGGCAGCACGGATGACAGTGATGCTATCAATCGAGCACTGTATCAATTGTTCTGTGTGCAAAACAACACGCAAATACGTCGAAGCTTATTTTTCCCAGCAGGCCGCTACGTTGTTACCAAAACTATACTGATCCCGCCTTGGGCCAAACTGTATGGAGAAGGTGCTGATTCCAGTATCATTTATTTTACTGTGCAAACTTGGGCTGCAAACACTGCCTATGCATCTGGTGTGTTGGTCAAAAGTTCAGGCAGCTACTACCGTAGTATTGCCGCGGTGCCAGCCACTGGAATTTTGCTAACCAATGCAAGCTATTGGTTAGCAGTAGCCGCACTACCAGAATTGGTTGTTAGAACTGCCGACAGTCAACAGCAAACTGGTGTTAACATTGGAGTGGGCGGAGCAAGTCCTCCACAAAATATTGAAATATCCAGCATGTCATTCCAGACCACCGAGTCAGGCAGTCACAATGTGTGTTTGATTGAAAAGGCTAAAAAAGTCAGTATGGATAATGTGACCTTTGCCAGCAATCTCACTACTGTAGAGTTACAAGATGCTGTGGAAGACGTCAGCGGTGTTTTGTTCAGTTCAACCACTGCATTGCCTTGCACAGAAATTACCATTGACAAATGCAAATTCACTGGCATGACTTATGGTATCAACACTGACCACCAAACTGCCGGAGTCACTGTCAGTAATGGTTGGTTTGATATACTATATCAAGGTGTGGTGTTAGGCAGTGCCACACCAGTTGATGGCGGGCCAAGTGGTTTCAAAGTGTTGCACAATGTGTTTGACAACATCTACGGCGAAGGTATTATAATTCAAGACTGTAGTCTCAACGGCACTGGTTACAATGTGTTCTATGATGTGGCCAATCACTTCAATGGCGCCACATTGCCAGCAGCGGCTATCATCAGCATTGACGCCAACAATAATATTTCTGTTGGTGACTTGTTTGAGCGCAATGACAGTCAAAGCGGCACCCATCCTAGAATCAGTCTTGCTACCACAAACTCCATTGCAATGAGTCAGAACACTAGAGACATTGTGTTTTATCAATCGCAAGCAACCACTACCAACGTTGGAATGAGCCTGGATCTTGGAACGCTAAAGCGATCAGCAGGCATATCAGACACACTGGTAGATAATGGCAGCGGCAACCTTGTGGTGATTGATAAAACTGCTATCACTTCGTTTAGTTTTGATTACGTGATCACTAGATCTGACACCAGACGCAGAGGCACAATCACAGTAACAGGTGGCCAAGCTGCCACTGCCACTGGTTTCAGTTATGTTGACAACTTTACAGAAAACGGGTCAACTGGCGTAACACTCACCCCAGCAGACAGCGGCACTGAACTGTCAGTGGGGTACACTTGTACCAGTACTGGCACAAATGCTTCAATTAGGTATTCCGTAGCAAACTTTGGCATTTGATGTGGCCTAGAACATTTGCTGATCGCCTGGGGTCTTGGAACACACTGAGAAACCAAGCTGCTACTGCTGATGTTGAATCGGCCCTGACCACCATTAACCAATGGTGGTTTTCTACTCCCTGGATTCCTTATCATTTACACTGGGATGATTGTGACAAATGGCCCGATCCTTGGCAGCTATTGGATGACAATTTGTTCTGTGGGCTTGCTCGTGGGCTAGGAATCCTGTATACTATAACAATAATTGATCGTGCAGACTTGCAAAAGTGCTGGTTAGCCGATCATGGTAGTGACAATTTAGTCCATGCGCCTCAAAAGAAATATATACTGAATTGGGACAAGGACACAATCGTAAATATCACTCCAGGACCAGAAAACCCTCGGCACCGTGTTAGTCAGCAACAAATACAACAAAAAATTGGTTAAAAAATGAAAATAATTACAGTTCTTAAAAGAGATGGCACCCGAGAGCCATTGGCTTTGGAAAAATGGCAAACCCAAATTGCCAAAGTGTGCGCAGGCATAGCAGATGTTAGTCAGAGTATGGTAGAGATCAAAGCTCAACTACACTTTTATGACGGCATCACAACTAAAGAAATTGACGGTATTACACTGCGAGCCATTGTGGATCTCATTGATGTAGAGCAAAATCCTGATGTTGGGCACACTAACTATCAGCATGTGGCAGGCAAACAACGACTCTCCATGCTCCGCAAAGATGTCTATGGCAGTTATGAGCCTCCCCACTTGTATGACATTGTGAAAACAAATGTAGCAACAGGT